CGTCATGCTGGGAACTCGCGCACGCGTAAATCAGCGGGCCACTCGGACATGTCACCGCCCTTTTTGTTGCGCAGCGTGAAGGCCCATAGGTCCAGCGGATCCTCACCGAAGCGGTCACGGTACAGACGCGCCGGAAAGCCGGTCTCTTCCGGGTCTGTGGTGACCGGTCGCGCCCCGAGCTGCTTCATGAAGCACGCGGTGCCTGCGGCCTTGCATTGCGCTACCGTGGCGCGCGCCCAAGCGAGATCAAACGCCCGCGCCCCTGATCCGGATTCCCCTCCGCACACTATCCAGTCCAACTTCGGCCGAGGGCGATCTTCGAGACGGTGCGATCCGTTACGCCATAGTCCTGCGCGATGACCTTCAGGCGCTCGCCCGTCGCCCTGCGTGCGCGGATTTCCGCAGCCTGGGCGTTCGTCAGCTTGGCCATCGCGTTCCGCTCGCCAGATTGATCGAGCCGCCCGCGATGAAGGATCCGTCTGGCGTGAAGCGCCTGCTCCGAGTACGTGGCCAACTCCAGATTCTCCGGGCTGTTGTCGTCCTTCTTCCCGTTCTTGTGGTTGACGGTGATTCAGTCCGGGATCGGCTGCCCCGAGAAGTGCCGGTAGACGAGACGGTGGGCGAGCGCGTGATGCCGCTTCGCTCCGATCATCAGTCGGACCTGGAGATAGCCGAGCGTTGTCCGGTTCTCCGCCCTGAAGCCGCTCCTCCACACCCGCCCCTCGACGTCGATCGTCAACAGGCCGCTGAGCACATGCGGGTACACCTGTTCTTCGCTGCGTTTCATCGCGACCGCCCATCCATTGAGAGAAGTCCACCGGACCCAATGCCGGTTCGTAAGACACCCATCGCACCGCCGCCGGAGTCTCGAGCAGCAGCGGGATACGCTCGTCCGCGGTCGCCTGGTCCTCGACGGACACGCCGAGCCAGACGTGCCGCATCTGTGCGGGATGGAAACCACGGCTCTGTACCCACGCACGCATCCTCTCGGGCCGCTTCGTGAGAATCTGGAAGGTGTGACGCTGCGCCTTGATCATCGTGGCGAACACCTGGTCGATGGCCTCGTCCGGGAGGGCCTCGTGGAACAAGTCGCTCATGCTGTTGACGAAGACGCGCTGCGGTTTCCGCCAGCGTCTGGGCTCGTCGAGCTTCGACGGGATCAGCTCGACCTTGCCGGTCCAGAACGCGGCATTGGGACCGCCGTGGGCGCGGCGATTCGCGAACGTGAAGAAGGGCGCCCCGGGCCCGGAGAACCGCGCGGCCATGCGCTCGGCGTAGCAGTTGCGGCAGCCCTCGGAGACGCGCGAGCACCCGCGGACTGGATTCCAAACTCGATCACACCATTCGATGCTGGTGACGCTCACGCCGTCTTCCTCGGGTAGACGCCGCGAGCGCGCTCGCGCGCCGAATGACAGATCGTGCAGACCGGCTCGACGTCCAGGTGATGCTCAGCGGAGTATCCAAGATGGTGGTCGTATTCGTGCCGGCGCTCTGGTCCCAAGTGGCCGCAGTCCTTACATGGAAGTGAACCGGGCCGTGGCCTGCGACCGGTACGTACTTCCACATTGACGCGCTGCCGCGCTTGCTTCCGATCACCATCGCGCGACGGCGCGGGCGCCGGCCCGGGACGTCCGGTGACTGGGTTCACGCGCGGGAGCGAATGCCAGCCCCTCGGCCTGCCGGTAGAGCGAGACGCGATGCAGGCAGCCGCCAGTCCGTCTCCGCGCGACGCGTCGCGGCCGAAGTCGGACCGCGGCTGCATCCGCTTGCAGCGGGTGCACCACTTCTCGCCGCTCGTGACACGGGCGACGTGCTCCTCAACGGGCCGGCAAAGCCTCCGGGCTGCACCAACGATCGCACCTGTCCTCGTGCCTGCCATCAGAAGCTCCCGGCCCATTGGATCGAGGTCTCACTCACCGAAGGCTCCAGGTCCTGCTCTTCTGCCCGTACGGACCGGCCTGACGCCGGTCGTCGATGTGGCACACCAGGTCTTCGGCATCGGTGAGATTCGTGCACGCCCGGCGCGCACTGTTGATGCAGATTCCCAGGCGCTCAGCCACGTCCCAGGGCGTGAGCCTCGTCCCGGCCGAAAGAGATTCGAAGAGCCCCCGAACGTCGTCCTCTTGCCTGGCCGCTCGCTCTTCCCCGGCCAGTGCCTCGGGTACCGTCTCCCCCCTCGCGTGGAAGTGCTCGAGCGCGGACGTGCGGCGGCGCGGAGCGGGAACGTCGAAGGAGAGCGGGAGCTGGGAGGTCACGCGATCGCCTCCAGCTCGAGCTGTCCCCGCGTGGCCGCCACAGAGAGCGCCGGTGGCCAGTCCCCCACCTGCCAGCGGACCTTGGGCCCGGTCGGGTGCTTGTCGACGCGACGCCGCTTGGGCCGATCCCACGATCGCGCCGGGACCTTGGGCCGATCCCACGATCGCGCCGGGACCTTGGGCCCCCTCGTCCAGCCCGACACCTTCAGCGAGTGGCCCGACTCCTCAGCGAGAACGTACGTGCAGCCGCGGACGTAGCCCATCGCCCGCGCAACCCGCCAGGCTGCACTGTAGAGGAACGAGCAAGCGTTCCGGGTCCCGTCTGTCGCCACCCGCGTCACCTCGAAGGTGAGCCCGTCCTGCAGGGCCTCAGCCACGGGACGGCCCGCAGTGGCGACACCCACGAGTTGGTCCGCGCGCCAGGCCGATAACGCCCAGAACGCCCCGCGCACAGGCCCGTGGTGCCGGTGTACTCGGGCGATCACGCCGTTAGCGGCCCGAAGCGTGATCGGCCGTAGCACCAGGTGCGTCACGATGTGATCTCGGCGAACAGGGGGCTGGAAGCCGCCGGCCTCAGGCAGTGTGGAGAGAGCCAGATCCTCTCCCTCCCAGCGTTACGGCGAGGGTTCTTGCCGCGGTTCGAGTAGCCGCCTGAGGCTACCCAAGCGTGCACGGACCAGCTCGAGGGCATCTCATGTTCGCCCTCGTATCCGCAGAGCGCGATGCGCAGCTTTGGATCGTCCCCGTGCTCGAGGGCCCAGGCCCGCACCTCCGCCGACACGCCGGCGGTGTGGTGCGAGTAGAGCTTGTCTGTCTTCGCTAACCCGTGCCGGCCCGCGCCCTTGGCGATCTCCGTCGGCTCGTATGGCGGGTCGAGGAAGACCCCGGTCACGCCGATGTGGACGGTCGGGCTCGGCCCGAGAATCCGCTTCCAGTCCCCGCAGCACACGCGGACGCGCCGCAGCCGGTCCTGCAGGCTCCCGAACCACTCGCGCAGGGCCGCGCTCCGGGCGTCGCCCTGGCCATTCGAGTTGACCCCCACGCCTCCGCGCCGCCACGCTGGACGCTTGGCCCAAAGCGCCGACTTGTGGACGCCAACATCATTCTTGCCGCCCAGCCTCGGCCGCCTCCGCACCAGCCGCCGCCCGTGGACGCCCATCTCCTGCATGGCAGGCCGCGAGTTCCACCTGGTCGTGAACATCCCCCGGGCCCCGTTGTGGCAGCCAGGCCGGCCGGTCCACGAGGGCTCCGAGCACCAACCGCTCCCGATCCACTGGCACAGCCCCCACACCCACCACCCCGCGATCTTCACGTCGAAGTAGTCGGGGTCCGTCTTCATGCGCTCGCGAAAGGCGGTCTGGTCCACGAGCCAACGGTGCCGCGCGTGCAGGTCTGCCTCGTTGATCGGCCAGTCCGCGGCCGCGGCCACCGCGTCGGGGTCTGCCGAGATCGCCCGCCAGAAGTTGGCCAGGTAGCAGTCGAGGTCGTTCACGGTCTCAACGCGGGCCTCGTGCGGACGGCCCAGGAGCACGGCACCGCTCCCGAAGAACGGCTCGACGTAGTTGGCAACGTCGCCGAAGCTCTCCCACACGACGTGGGCGACTCGGGACTTCCCGCCGAACCAAGGGAACGGGGCGCGCAGTTTCACCCCCGGGCCTCCGGCTGTGCGACCGAGAGCGCTACCACGACGGGCCGGACCCAGATCGGCGCGGAGCTGAGGACGAACGTCTCGCCCGCCCAGGCCAGGAGTAACGTCGTCCCCATCACGGACGCGATCGCGGCGGCCGCTGGCGAGGGAACCGCGTTCCCGATGCGCTCGCGCCACGCGGAGTCGGAGGCGCCCTGGAGCTCAAGGTGCTCGCCCGGGTCGACGAGCCCCTGAAGCGCGGCCAGCTCCAGCGTCGTGAAGGGCCGGTGCCAGGTGCCGTCGAGGGCGCGGATCAGGGCGACGAGCCGGAAGTCGGGGGCAGGGAGGCTCTCTAGTTTTTCGCCCTCATTTGAGGTCGGATTTCCACGAAGGCTCCGCGGATCCGCGACGCTGAATCGCCCGCTATCTGGCCCGGCCGAGGCGGACACCGCCCCCGCTGGCGCATCCCACGGCACGACTCCATAGGCGCAGCCAGCGCTGGGCCAGCCCCCATTGCCGAGCTTCGACCGCGGGTCCGCTACCGCGAAGGCCCCGTTCCCAGTCGTGCTCGCAGCGATGACGGTACCAGCCGGATCTTCGAAGCGCGTGACCCGGTATTTGCCGCGGCCGCCCCAGCCCTCGGCGCGGGGATCAGCGACCGAGAGGCCACGACCCGAGGGCCCCGTGACCGCTGAGCTTGGGTCACCCCAACGGACGACTCGGTAGACGTTGTTGAACCTGGGACCGTTGGCCCCGATCCGCGGGTCCGCTACGGACTGGTCTCCACCGCCGGGCCGATGTGGACCGATCACGGTCCCCGCCGTACCGTCCCAGGGAACCACTCGGAGGGCCGTTGCATGTCGGTTGCTTGCTTCGGGCAGGCGGGGATCGGCCACTGCGTAGCGCCCGCCGCCCGGAGTGGACTGGCCCGAGATCGCGCCCGCGGGACTGCCCCAGGGGATCACGCCGAGCTGCCCATACTCTCCGTACCCAGACGGCACGCGAGGATCGGCTACCGAAAAGGCCCCGCGTGTCGGCGTCGCGGCACCAGTGATCGTCGCTGCCGGCTCGTCCCACGGCGTTACTCCGAGGACGCCACGGTAGATCCCCTCGCGCACGATGCCGAAGTCGGCCAGGTGCCCGGCCTCGACCCGGAGCGTCTCCAGCGACCGCCAGTCCCCGCCCGCCTCAACGAACGCGAGACGGACCCAGGTCTTCCACTGGAGCCGTCGCATCGCGTGCATCGGGCCAGCGCCTTGATCGTCCGGAAGCGGGAATGCGCCGAGCACCTCCCCAACTCCCCGGAGCGGCCGCCGCGCCGGCTCGTAGAGGAACGGGGGGACCTTCTCGCGGTGACGCGCCACCAGGAGGAACCGCTTCCGGCTCTGCGCCAGATTCCCCAGCTCTCCACAGTCGTGCGTCGTCTCGGCTACCGCATAGCCGTAGGACTCAAGCAGCCGGACCATGACGTCGAGGACCTCGCGGCCGCGGGTCGCGATACGGGGCACGTTTTCCCAGAGGAAGAACTCCGGAGGGTCGTCCACCCAGGCCTCGAGGGCAAGCCACAGGCCGCGGATCGCGAGCTGGTTGAGCGCCTGATAGCGGCCCCCCGCAGCCCGCTCCGACGAGAGCAGCCCGCTGAAGCCCTTGCACGGAGCCGACCCGAAGAGGATGTGCGGGCGCTCTCCCCCGGCCGCACGTCGGATGTCGTCGGGGCCCGCCTCACGCCAGCCCTCGGGCGGCTCGTGGCCATGGAAGGCCGCGTACTGGTCGCGCGCGAACAGGTCAAGTGCGGTCCCCCGCACGCCGGCCAGGCGATCGAAGTCGCGAATGGCGGCAGGGTCTGAGTCGATACCCCCGATGCAACGGAAGTGCGCCTCGGCGTGGCCCACCCGGGCGCGGCCGGCATTGAAACCCCTGGCGCCGCCGCCCAGGCCGCAGAACAGATGGAAGTGGCGGATCTCGACGTCGCGGGGAGCGATGATCACGCTAGCCCCTTAGCGATGTCTTGCGCGAACTCGCGCAGCTCGGTCTCGAGCGCGTCCACGAGGAGAAGCTGAGGAAGGGTCATTGCGAGCAACCCCACGCGGGCGGCGCACCGGTCGCCCAGGTCCAGACCGCGATCGACACGAAGACTCCAAAGCCCACCGTCGCTCCGCCTACGAAGCAGAAGACGGAGGCCGAGAGGAGTTCCCCGACGAAGCCCGCGAAGGCGACGGATGGAGGCTTCTTCATCGGATGGTGAGGGTGATCAAGGCGGCCACGAGGAACGCCGCCAGAGCCAGCGAAAGGACGAGCCAATCCGCGTTCAGCCGGAGCCACGACGGCTCGGAGGGATCTCGCAGGACCTTGTTCGGAGCTCTGATGTCTCGCCCCGGCTTCGGCTCCATCATGCGACCTGAACCGTGAGGTCGTGATCCGCCACGCGCCCCACAAAGGCCTGCACCCCGTTTGCCTTGAGCGCGGAGACGAGCGCCTCGAAGTGCTCGCGATCGAGGGCCTCCGCTCCGTCGACGAAGACGACCGGGAGCCTCTGCCCCTGCGCGCGAAGACAAGAGACCTGGACGGCAATGCCGACACGCTGGGCCGTGTTGAGCTGGCCGAACTCGATTCCATTGACTCGGATCACCCGGTCCTCGATCGAGAGTCCCGGGATCGGCAGGTTCTCCGCCAGCCGCCGCCGGTGGGCGTCGAGCGCGACCAGCGCCTTCGTCAGCCGCTCGCTCTCGGCCGAGAGCCGGTCGACCTGGGCGTCGAACTCGTTCGCCTGCTCGGCCAGGGCGCGCGCCTTCGCGCCACCCTCGGCCCGTTCGCGCAGCACGGCCAGGGTCTCTTTCGCCTGGGCGAGCTGTTCGTGCAGCGAAGCGAGTCCACGGTCCGCGGCCGCGCGGTCGCGGTTCGCCTCGTCCTGCGCCGCGCCGAGGACGGTCGCGACGCTCTCGAGCTTCCCGTTCGTCTCTTCCCGCAAGGCCTCCACCTGGGCCTCGATGGCGGCCACTTCCTCGGCGATCTGCCGCTCAACGGCGGCGCGGAGCTCGGCGGCGAGGGCATCGTGCGCCGCGCGCTTCGTCCTCACCGCTTCCTTGTGCTCGGCCCGGATCCGAGCCTCGGCCTGGTCGTGCTCCGACCGCGCCTCGGTGAGCGCCTGCGCCAGGGCGGACTCCGCGCGCTGCTCATCGCGTGCAAACGAGGCTGAGAGTTCGGTCACTCGCGCCGTGGCCGCCTCGACCTCGGTCCCGTTCGCCGTGGGGATCACCGCCGGCAGGTTGCGCCGAAGCTGATCGGCGGAAGAGGCGGCGCTCTTTTGGTCGCGGTTGACGCCAGTCCGGGTGTCGAACACGGATTGCCGGATGAGGGAGATCTCCTCGAGCGGGTGGAGCCCGGCCGGGACCGGACGGATCTCGGCGGGAGCGATCTCCATCTCGGCCAGGAGCGCGGACCGATCGAACTTCAGCGGGAGCGCCTCGAGGAGGAGCAGGGCCCGCTCTTTATCCGGGGCGGTCAGGAAGCGGACCGGATTCGAACCGCTGCCATCGAAGAGCGAAGAGAGCCAACCCTGTGGTTTGCCGACGTCCTCGAAGGCGGCCGTGTCCCCCACGCGCGCGCGGACGCGGACCTTCTCGCCAGTCCGCTCGACGCGGTAGGTCTCGTTCCCCTGGCCCTCGATGACGAGGACGACCTCGGGCTCGGTCTCCGCACCCGCGGGATCGACTCGGGCCAGCTTCGCGAGGCTCCCTCCCCCGAGCGCCGCCTGCAAGGCCGCCAGGGCGGTCGACTTGCCAGTCCCGTTGCGGCCCTCGAGCACGTTGATCTGGCCCGGCTCGAGGCGGAACTCCTTCGCGCCGAGGACATCGCGGATCTCGACCGCGACGACGTCCAGGCGACCGTTCTTGGTGCTCATCGAACTCCCTCCCTACTCGTCGAGCCGCTTCTGGGTCCCCTGGCGCCCCTTCTCCGCGGTCTTCGCCACGGCCGCGACAGCGGCGCGAGGATCGGCCGCCGGCTCCACCGCGGGCCGCATTCCGACGGCGTTCTTCAGCTCCTCCCCACAGTCGGGACAGACGATCGACTTCCCGGCCGGCAGAGCGGCGACGCGGCTCGGGGGCACGCTGAGGTGCTCGCAGCCGGGGGCCGGCCACCCGTCGTCGGAGCCGGGCTCACGCGCTGCAGCCTTGGCCTTGAGCGTCTCGGTTACGCCGTCCAGCCCGGGCTTCGGCTTGGGCGGCGCCTCGCCGGGTTCTTGCCCTCGCTCGGCCCGGACCTCTTCCATGACCTCGGGCCACGTCGTCTTGCCCTCCTTTAGTTCCATCCACAGCTCGCGGAGATCAGTCAGCTCCGCCGGCGTGGACAACGAGAGCTCGTGGCCGAGGTATTCCTTCAGGGCCGAAGGCAGGATGTTCAGTGCTGCGAAGCCGTCCGCCAGCTCGCGCCGCGCCTTGTCGGGGTCCTTCGCCGCGGCGCCGTTCCGGATCTCGAGGATGCGGCTCCGGCACGCTGAGGCGATGTCTCCGGGGAGTATCCGCAGGAGCCCGTTCCGGAGCGCCTTCGATGCCAGGTTGGCCTGCTTCGTCGCGACGTCGTCGTCGGTGGCCGGCAAGACGTAGACCGGCCTTCCCTCGCTGTTCACTCGGACGCGAATCGCGACTTCGCCCTTCTTCAGGAACTTCCGCTCGACGGTCTTCTCGAAGCTGATCGAAGTCGGGAAGGCGATGTTGCTCTCGAGATCCATCACCGTCACGGTGACGATCCGCCGCAACGGATCGTCGTAGACGGGCACCACCTGCACGTCGATGTTGCCCATCGCCCGGGCCGCCTCCTCGGCGAATCGGACGGAGAACCCCTCGACGCCCTCACCAACGGGCTTGCGGTACCAGGCCGCGCCCCAGATCTTCTCGGTGGCCGAGCCCGCGAAGCCGGGCCGCTCGCACGCCTTGAGCAGCTTCGTCCGCACGTCGTCCCAGTCCCGAGGGCGTCGCATGGCGACGATGAACCGTGCCTCGACCATGGCCCGGGCCTGGGCGGCGAGGGCAGTCCCAGCCGTCTCGCCCGAGATCTCGAGCTGCGTTGCTCCGAACTCTTGCCGCGCAACCGTCCCGGCTGCCTGGGGTACCAAGCCTTCGCTGCCATTCGGCTTCGTCTCCTGTGTCGCCATCGTTCATCCCCTCCTTAGAAGCTTCGGCCACCATCGGCGGAGCGCTCGGTATTCCGTGGGCTGGACCGTGTAGCCAGCCCTCTTCGTGGTGCGGAGCGTGAGCATCGAGCCGTCGGGCAGGGCGCCGAAGGACGCGGAGCCCATGCGGGCGCGGAGCCTGTTGCCGAGCGTCTCGATCTCGTCCTCCGTGCCCTTCTCGATGGCCTTCGCCTTCTCCCAGAGGCTCACCAGTTCGAGCGCCTCCACGTCGAGTGGGACCGTCTCCCCGTCCTCCTCGGACCAGAGCGCGCGTACCGCGGCGGTCGTCCCCGGCAGTCCGTCCGCGTCCGGAGGCTGGCGCCGCTCGACTCGTAGCCAGAACTCCTCGAGCTTCGGGAGCGCGGCGGCCAGGAAGGCGTCGTTGCGCAGGAGGTCGCGCCACGCGAGCGAAATCCCGCCGATCAGGGCGACGAGACTTCCCCACTGCGCGCCCGTGCACGCGAGCTGCGCCTGGAGCTGCACCTGGTAATGCAGGGGCGGGTCCTCTGCCCACTCCTTCGCCTTGAACCCGGCGACGGCCTTGGCCTCGAGCGGGACCCGGAGCATCCCCTCGATCGGCTCCGGGTGAGCCAGGCTGCCGCCCGTGAGGCGGTCCAGGGTTGCGCCGAGGAACGGGGCGTAGGGGTGGCGCCGGATCTCGTGAGCCCCGCAGTCCACGACCGGCCGGCCCGTCTCGTCCGCGTACCCGTCGGCGATCGCGCCCTCGACACGGCGCCCCCACTTCATCCAGCGCGTCTCTTCGACATCCGCCGTGTCGGAGACCTTCGACGCGTAGACCGCCAGCGGGCCCATGCGCGGGTCCACGCCGAGGATGGCCGCGACCTCGGACGCGCCTATCAGCTTCCGGCGCTCGGCGAGCCAGGCCTCCCGCTCGGTCCGGACGATCGCGGGAGCGCTGGTCACCACACCCACCACGCCACGGCGGCATAGATGCACACGGTGGCCACTGCGAATCCGGCGAGCAGCTCCATGAGGTAATCCCCGATCCAGTGCTTGACGCGCCACATCCGGACGCGGGGGCGGATGGCGCGCTCGAGGTCCCGTACCTCCTGCTCCGGCGTCTTCTTCCGCCCGCGGTGGCGTGGTGGGTGTGCGCCTGTCACCAGTTCGCGCGCCTCGGCCACGAGTGCCTCTGTCTCCGGCGGTCGGCCCAAGGCAGCGAGGGCGCTCACTTCTCGCTTCTCCTTCTCCGCCTGGTCGTTGCGACGCTCGCAGAGTTGGGCGAGCAGAACCCCACCGCGCCTCGGGTCAAGGCCGGCACATTCTGGGCATAGGAGCAGTTCGGTACTCAGTTCCGGGTCCTCGTCTCCCATGACGTTGACCACGTCCGGCTCGGGAGCAAACACTTCCGCTAGCGCGACCGACCCGCGGAACATCTGCGTCAGACCGAGCACCTGATTCCCGGCGTGCGGCACCAGCAGCGCCTGACTTACTTCCACTACGTAGAAGGTGGCGAAGCCAGGCTTTATCAGCGGGCCATCGCAAGAATCGCAGGGACGCAGTTCGCTCAGCTTCACGCGAGCCTCCGGCGGACGAACTCCTGGACTTGGTCTGCCGAGAGCGCGCACACGCCGCAATCCCCGCTGGCCGAGGGCGTGCCGCAGTAGGTGCACGGGATAGCGGGCGGCAGGCCCGCGTCGTCCAGCACCTTGGCCACGCAATCGGGGCAGCAGCTATGCGTGGTCGGCGCTCCAGGGTCGCCTTCGACGAGCACAGCCTTGCACCAGGAGCAAACCACCTTGAAAGCTGCTGTGGTCGGCGTGGGCGGGATTGACGGAACAGGGAGACTCATGCGTCACCCGTGCGCTCGTGCTCAGGTGCCGGCCGAGTCGTGGACGTGACCTCGCTTCCGACGATGCCGCTCAGCAGCCGCTGCTGCCAGAGGCAGAGCGCCTCTTTCCAGTCGTCGAAGAGCTGAGGATCGTCCTGAGCCGCACTGCGTAGGAGGGACCCAATCAGGATCGCGCCGTCCATCGTCTTCAGCGGGGCGATGTAGGCATTGACCTGCGTGCCCTCGGCGCGGATGGCCAAGCGGCAGTCGAGCGAAGTCATGCCGGGGAGCCTCAGCGTCATCGGCCACCACCAAGCAAGCCGGAGTGATGCCGCAGCGGCAGCGCGAGGCGGGTCTGATGACCGGCCAGGTGTCGCGCGGCACCGTTGAGGGCGCCCGCACCGGTCTGGTAGAAACGGCGGAAGGAGCAGTCCGGGCAGTGCCACCAACCGGCGGTCACGATCACCTTCAGCCCGGCGAGAACCGGGACGCTCATCCGCGCCTCTGTCGGGTCCCGCGGTTGAATCCCCGGAAGCCTGGAGGAACGATTGTCGCGGGCGCGATGCGCGGACCGCCCGCGGCCGCGCGGGCCTGCGCCTCCGCGACCGCCTCCATTTCCCAACGGTCCCGGGCCATCCGGGCGCCGTTCAGGAGCATCTCGAAGAGGGGCTGATTCGGCAGCGGCCCCCGCACGGACACGGTGAGGTTGGCCTCCAGCGTGATCACCATCGTCACGAGGGGCGGTGACGCCGCCTCGCCAGCCTCCGGCGTCGGATCCGCGCCCTCCGGGCCGGGCGGCGTCTCTTGCGGGGTGATTGCTTCTTCGGCCACGTACAAACCTCCAGCGCTCATTGACAGATACGGCTCTGTGAACTCCCGTCAGCTAACTGCCCGACTCCCAGATTGCTGAGACGACAGCCGCGCCATCGTCCTGTGAATCGTGCCACGTGGCGAACGCCTGCATGGCTTCCCATGGCCCAGGGAACTGACCATCCCGGTAAGGGAGACGGTCGGTCGCCAGTCCGCTTCAATCCGAGCCCAGAACTTCTCGTCAGGGACGCGCGCGCCTGGGGCGAGCACCTGCGCCGCGAACGCTGCCACCGCCTCGACGTGAGCGCATCGGAGCCCGTGCTTCCCGGCCACGCAGGTGCAGACCGCGCGGTCGTCTCCCATGGGGAACACCTGGTAGGTCTTGCCCGAGGGACTCGCCACCCGGAAGTGGCCACACTCGGGAGTCACGACGCACGCGCCGGCCTTCACCTTCTGGGTGGGGGTCATCGGCCGGGCTCCCCGTCCTTCGCCCGCTTCCGAATGGGGACCGGCTTCTCGGCCATCTTGGCTTCGAACCACGCATCGAACGTCTCGTCGAAGAAAGCCTGGAGCAGGGCGTTCTCGTCCGTCTCCACTCGGAACGCGGCTTGGAGGTCGAACTTCGCGGCCTTGAGGCGGTCCTGCTGGGCAGGCTTCAGCCGCGTCGGCTTCTGCTGGCCCCGAATCGTCGGAATCGGAAGGTCTGGAGCGTCGGCCTCGGCGGTCTGCATGGTCAACAAGGTAGACTCCTCTGTAGATTCGCGGTAGGTATCGGCTGCGTTTTGTGACCCGGTACCACTCACTAGGCCGGTACGTACCGGTGGGTACCGGTGGGTATCGGTACGTACCGGTAGAGGGCGGGCAGCCCTGAGCGGGGTGAGGTCGATCTGCAACGTCCGCAGCCTCGCCCGGAGGTTCTTTGGGGCTACTCCAAGAGCGTCGGCGGCGGCCTGGACATTGCCAGCCCATGCCCGGATGACCTCTCGTACCCGCCCGTCGCTGTTGTACTTGGTGCCCATTAAGCGTCCACGTCCACTAATCTACTCGTAGAGCCGTAGAGAAGTCAAGAAGAATTATCAAAAAAAGAGGAAAAAGAGACTTGCGTAGTCCTCCACTTTGTTGTATGGTGTGCTTGGGGCGGCCCGCACTGGACGTCTCCGGGGACGAAGGAGCGCTATGCCGAAGAAGCAGGAGGCGGGCAACACCGCATCGGTGAAGATGGACCCGCAACTGCGGACGCGGGCGAAGACCTATGCCTCGTCTCGTGAGCGGAGCCTGGCCTCCGTGTTGAACGAAGCCGTAAAGCTCTACCTGGACGCTAACGACAAGCGTCGCGGTGCGTGACACGGGCGGCTCCCATGGCTGCACAGGAGCGACACGCCGTCAGGGTGAACGCCGCGCTGGAGGGCGCGGTTGGAGAGGGACCGCCACCGTACACCCGGCACGAACAGGGGCGCAACCCCCAAATGGGGGATGACCACGGTACCCCGCCGGGCGTAGGATTCGAGCATCCCTCTTTAGGAGGCTCGCCATGAAGACACTGACCGCCGTGCTCCTGCTCCTGGCGCCCGCCGTGCACGCTCAGGTCGTCTACGTGATGACCCCAGAGCGCATCCGAGAGGCCATCAAGGCCGGAGAGGCGGCCAAGGACATCCTCCACATCCCGGGAGCTGGATTCCTGAAGGGGCACGGGACGGCCGTCACGTACAGCACGCCATACGGGCGCGTCGCTCAGGCGGCGTTCCTCGAGCGCCAGAAATACCAGGCGCTGACCTTTGAGCAAGTTACTAACGCCCTGGTGAGGCCCGGGTGGCTCCGCATTCATGCGGACCCGGCGAATCTAAGTGGAAGCCCATGGAGCGTGAAGGCCATAGTCATCATGCCCGAGGGCGCAGACGACGCCGCGCGCGTCATCCAGCCGCTGATATCCGAACCGGAGCGCAAGCAGTACGGGAACCGGTTGGGCGCGACCTATGAGGCGGATGCGCTAACCGCGTGGTTCCCGCTCACTGTCTTCGTGGAAGGCAACGAGCTGCGCGTCGTGTGGACGGGGTACGAACGCAAAGCACGGTTCCGGCTCAATGGCGTGCGCTGACCGAGATCGTGAGGCGACGATGAGCAACCGCACGCCCGGCCAGGTCCTCGTGGAGAGCGGCCTCGGATTCGGCTCCGCCCTCGCCATCTGCATCTCCTGGAGCCTGAACAAGAGCGTGCTCTGGGCCATCCTTCACGGGGTTGGTGGGTGGCTCTACGTGGTCTACTACGCCATGGGGGGCGGACGATGAGCGAGCCAACCGAAGCCGAGGACAGGCGCGAGACCGCCTACCTTGCGGGCAGCGCGCGTGCAAACCACCTGCGCCTTATCCAGGCCATGAACGCCGTGCGGGCCGACGGTGACGACCCCGACATGGAGTTGGCCGGAGCCCTCACAGAACTCGCCGGGGCGCGCGCGTCTCTCCTGACCTGGGCGTCAGACCTCGGCATCGACGACGTCCCGGCGAACCTGGATCTACAGGACGTGATCCGGAAGTACATCCGGCCCGCGGTCGAGGACAACGAGTGAGCGACCCGAGCGCCGCGCCCCCGCTGGACCTGGAGGCGGACCCGATGACGCCAGCGCAAAGAGTGGCGCAGTTCATCGAAGATGAAGAAATCGAACATGCCGCTGGAGAGTCCGGATCGCCAACCGTCACCCCCCGCTTAGTCCTGGCACTCAAGCGTGTCTGGTCCGAGGCCGAACATGTCGAGCGCCTGCGGGGGCTCCTGGAGAGGGCGGCCGACGCTATCACCCGCGAGCGGGAAGGTTCGCTGTGCACCGGATGCCTCGACGGAGTGTCGTTGGCGCCGAAACACGCACCCGGCTGCCCCTGGCCCGAACTGGAGGCCGCGGTCCTGAGCTGGAGGAAGCCGTGACCTACGAAGCTGGAGAGCTGAAGGTCGTGACACCAGCCGACGTGGAACAGCTCGCGGCTGTCGAAGAGTTCAGCCCTGAATACTACGAGATCCAGGAGCGCATCGGCTGGGGTGGTACCGTCATAAAGGACGCGGGCGGGCACGCGGCGGCCTTTCTGCCCCATCGTTGCGCCGAGTGGATCATCGGCGGCCCGGTCGAAGTGCGGGCCCTCATCGCTGACCTTCAGGCGGCGCTGGTGGTTCTGGAGGGTGGACGATGAGCGAGCCTTGCGCGAAGGGCCATCACCATCCGGATGTCGTGCGGATCCTGGCGCCATGGGGCTCGACGTATTGGGGCTGCCCGGAGCACGCCGACCAGATCGAGCGCGAACTCCGCATGACTGAGGCCAGAGTTGAGCGCCCCCGGTTGGTCGAAGAAGTGGTCAGTGCCGCCGAAGACTTGCTTCAGCGGTTGGACGCGAAGGAGCCACACGAGGTGGACACATCCCGGCTCCGGACGGCTCTCGCCAAGGCCAACGCGTGACCGCCCGCACCACAGAAGGCAACGCCCTTCTGATCGCTGCGGTGGACGGTGTTAGCGGGTTGGTCGATGTCCTCAAAGGTCTCCACGAGGCCGTGTCGGTTCCCTGGAGCGCGTTCGAGCAACAGGCGCGCGCCGCCTTCGAGCAGGCCAGAAAAGCAGGCGCCAGCCAGGAGGAGGCATGGATGGCGGTTGCCCCGCTCCTCCGTGCGCTGAAGCTCGACCTTGCCGGGGAGCAACACTACCGCCGCCGCTACCTCCGGCGGGGCCGCGCGAGGGCATCCCGGTGAGCCCCGCCAGGACCCCCGAGGGGCGCGCCCTGCTGGCCCTGATAGACGGCCTCGTCGTGTCCGTCCTGGGCGGGGTCAACCCCGGGAAGAAAACGCTGGCGCAGGCGCGGGTAGAAGCCGCCGGCTGCGTGGAGCGGCTGGAGTCCGGAGCGCCGTCCACGCCGAGCCCGACGGTGACGGCCCGGCTGGAGACCACGCGCTCCTGGCTCAGGAGGGCCACGGAGAAGGCGCTGCGCGCGATGGCGGGGCGCGAGTCGTGAGCCCCCGCGAGGCTCCTCGCCAGCGCCGGCTGCGCGTAGTCACCGACCGCGTCCGGGGCCAGCTCGTCCACGCGCGGACCACGATCAACGCCCACCCGCGAGAGACGATCCGCGCGCTGATCCTGGAGGCCCTGGAGATCGTTCGCCTTGAGGACTACCCAGGGGCCCCCTCCCCCTCGCCCATGCGCACCCGCCACTACGTGCGCGCGTGCCTGGGCCTCCGAATCCGATGAGCCCCCGCGCGCGCGGTACTGGTACAGTTTTCCGCGCGCGGTACCGCGGCCCGGCCGGCGAGTGGCGCACCACCTCCAGCTTTTCCTACCAGCTCTACGACCGTAGGAAGGGACGGACGATCCGCAAAGGCGGCTTCCGCTCCGAGGCTGCGGCGGAGCGGGCTCTGCGAGAAACTCTCTCCCGGCAGGACAAGGGGCTCCCGATTGGCCCAGAGATCGAGCGCACTACGCTCGGGGATCTCCTAGGATACGTGACCACCGACTACGCGCTGAACCGCCATCGGACCGCAGGATCTCTCCCGGGGATCCTGAAGCACCTGCGCCTGTTCTTCGGAGATGACGCCCGCGCGGTCGACATCGTGGAGAGCCGGATCGCGGCCTACGCGGTGGCTCGATTGGCGGAGGGGGCAGCGAACGCGACCGTCAACCGAGAGCTGGCCATGCTCCGCCGTGGGTTCATCCTGGGGATGCACTCCCAGCACGTCCTAAGGCGCCCGCACATCCGTCTCCTGAGGGAGGACAACGTACGGAAGGGCTTCTTCGAGCCGCAGCAGTATCGGGCCGTGCGGTCGAACCTCGGCGATCTGGTTCTACAACGGCTCGTGGACGTGGCCTACGTGACCGGCTGGCGGATTCCCTCAGAACTCCACACGCGACAGTGGCGCCACGTAGACCTCGAGGAGGGTTGGCTCCGCCTCGAGCCCGGCGAAGACAAGAACCGTGCGGGGCGGATGTTCCCCCTCAACTACCCGTTCGAAGATGGGACGCTCCTAGACGTGTTCCGGGCCCTGCGCGAGGAGACCGACCGCGTGGAGCACAAGCAGGAGCGCGTGGTCCCCTGGGTGTTCCACCGGAACGGAAGCGCCCATCAAGGATTGGGATCGCCCGTGGAAGGCAGCCGCGAAGGCGGCAGGCCTGCCCGGCCGGCTACGCCACGACTTCCGGCGGACGGCCGCCAGGAACATGGAGCGGGCAGGGATCAGCCGGTCAATCGCCATGCGCCTCGTGGGGCACAAGACCGAGTCCATCTACCGAAGGTACGCCGTGGTGACCGAGCAGGACCTGCGCGATGCAGCGTCCAAGCTCGAGGCCTTCCATCGAAGGCGCGGGTAACCGCATGCCGGAGGCATTCGGCACCGGACGTGCTACCCAGTCCGGCATGATCCTCCTAGCTCTCGCTGTCGGAACGCTGATAGTTGGTCCTGAATCTCCACCTAAGTCGTTGATCCATAATAGAGACGGTGTGCCTTCAAATCGACTTCAAGGCGCCTTGGGCCGCGAGGTCATGGCGCCAGGGTCGCCACGGCCCAACGGCGGCGCGTACTTACGAGTGGACGCTGCGCCACCCTCGCCGTCCTCAGTTGGGGGCGACAGTTACAGTGCGCTGGCAGTGGCCCCCGCTGCCCACGGCGCCGCCGTGCTGACCCTCTCGCTCCCTGACGCCTCTGGCCGCGCCTCGGCCGAGTTCTCGCCGGGCCCCCAGGTCCTCTACCTCGGGCAGGACCAGACGGTCGCCGACTACCTCCTGCAGGTCCCCCTGCAAGCCACCCTGTGCTCCGTGCGGAGCTTCCTGGCCTGGGACCGCGGATCCATCGGGGAAGCCGGCTTCGACATGACCGCGCGGGGCACGCGGCTCGCCGAGCGCTCCGATCACAAAGAGACCGATCGGAACTACGATGGCTGGAAGACTCACCCGGCTCGCTTCGACCTGGTCGCCGGCGACGAGATCCACATCCAAACGAGAGCGAGTCAGACCGGCCCGCGGACGAACGATGGTGGGAGGTCAACCCGGGTCGAGTTCGCGTGGCGGCTGACCCTCAGCCTGACCGGCCGCTGCGACTGACGCGGCATCGGCCAGCGCCGAACGGTGATCCAGGTCACACCCGGGCGTCCAATACTTGACTATAGCGCAGCACGCTGCTATATTGTCTTGTATGAAGAGCACGGACGACGCGACGCAGACGGGCCGCAACCAGCACCGGATCGCCAACATCACCGTCTCGGTTGTCCGCGACGGCTCGCAATTGAGCCCCGCGGCAATCCTCCGAAACGAGTCGGACTCCGGCGCGCTCTTCCTCGCCACGGCCCCGAAGGATGACGAGCGCGAGCACTTCCGGATTGCCATCCTCGACATTCGTCGCCGGGTCAAGGCTCTCTATACCGTGTCCGTGGGCTCGATGTCGTCGAGCCTCGTGCACCCCCGCGAGGTCTTCCGGCCCGCCATCGTCGCCGGCGCGGCGGCGATCATCCTGAGCCACAACCACCCGAGTGGTGACCCGGACCCGTCGGCGGACGATATCGCGCTCACACGCCGGCTCGCGGCGGCCGGCGCCTTGCTCGGGATCGAAGTCCTCGACCACATCATCACCGGCGAGGCCCGCTTCGTGAGCCTGCGAAGCCGAGGTGTACTCTGATCTGGAGGAGAAAATGACCGAGAGGGAACCACCATACGAAGTTGCAGGAGCAGGACGCGCTAACCCCATCCTGATGCCAGGCTGGGACTGCCGCTGTGCACGCTGCGGCCGCGAATGGACCTCGCGCTGCAAGTGCCCGTCGTACGATGATGTCCCACGAAACCCCGAGGCACCGCCCCACCTAATCGGCTGCTCTCCCCCGCCGCGCTGCCCCGGCTGCGGCGCGAAGAACTGGCTACTCCCGGCGGGCCCCCGCGGCCTCGCTGCGCAGACGCCCGAGCGCCGCGCTGAGATCGCGCGGGATGGGGGCCTCGCCGGCGGGCCGGCACGGGCGGCCGCGCTCTCCCGCACCAAGCGACGCCGGATCGCGCGGGCGGGCGGGAAGGCGGCCGCCGGCTCGCGACGACAGCACTAGAGGATCGCCCCCGGAAACGCGCTTTCCTTGATCCGCTGCGGGTAGGTCGTCACGGTCCCCTGGATCCGCTTCGACGTGAACGTCTCATCGAAACGCCCGTGAAGGACCACGCTCTCGGAATCGTTCGGGACAAAGAGCAGGGGATAGTGCCTCCCGCGGGCTCGCGCCACAGCGGTTTCCGCTTCCTCGTAGGCGGCGAGCGTGTTCGCTTGGTAGTCGAGGACGTACGTGCGCGGGTCTTGTGAAGAGACCAGGTAGCTGTAGGCGTTCCCGCCCCCGGTCTCTTCGTAGTGCGCATTTGGCGTCCTGCTCTTCTCGATCGGATACCCGAAGCACTGGCTCATCGCCGCGGCCTGCGCGAAGGCCAGCTCCCCGATGTAGATGATGGTGTCCGGGGTGCCCACCAGCTTGAGGCGGCAGTACCGACGGATGTTCCGCGCGGAGAGCCGCGCCCAGAAGGTCGGCTGGAGGGCCGTGATGGTGGCGCTCGGGTAGGTGGGCGCCTCCGTCGTGTCGCTCCCGCTGAAGTTGTCGGTGCTCGAATGGATCTCAGGGACGATGAACCCGGGCGGAATGTTGTGCCCGTGCGCGCTCACGTAGTCCCAGGTCGGCCACATCCACACGTTGTCGAAGAAAGCAGTATCCGTCGAGGCGCCGCCACCGATGGCCATCAGCTCGAGGCGCAGAGGGACCTCGTCCGCCTGGCAAAGCGCCGCGCTCTCCACGATGAAGGTCAGAAGGGCATTCGTGTAGGTCGTGGTCGCGTTGGTGTAGAGGTCCGCAACCGCCACCTGCCACGCCCCGCCCGAGGTCAGATACTTCCCCGTGGCGCGGTTCTGGATCCTGATAGTGGCCGTCGCGGTCCCGACGGCGCCCCTCCGCCCCCACCCGTCCAGGCGCCACTCCTCGCCCGCCCGCACGGACACATCGCGGTATTCGTAGGTGAGAGTCGCCCCTCGCTGGATCGAGAGCGCGGAGGTCGAGCCGCCCTGGCCGCTCGCCGTCTGGGCGACGGCCCCCGGACCGAACACGCTCCACCCAGTGAACTGCCCGGCGCTGAAGATCTCGAAGTCCCCGTTCGTGTAGGCCGCCAGGTCCCCTGTGATCACGACGTCGGTCCCTGCGCTGCCGAAGCGGAACGGAGTCGCGGGGTCGTTGTTGTAGATGTTCTCGACGGGATACTTCGTGTCCTGTGAGGAAACCGTGACCACCCTGGCCCGGGCCAAGAGGTTCGGCCTGCGACCCGTCATCAGCAGTGCAGCGCTCACGCCAGGGCCCTCCCCATCTCTTCGTCGGACATCACCCACTGACGAAGCCAGAAGTCCCCGAGATGGCCTTCGACGCACTGCCCGTCGTTGTGACCGATCTCGAGCCAGGACCGCGACGTCTCGGTCGGAGCTGCGCTCTGGACGGCCGTCACCCCGGACCACGAGCCGTTGACGCAGATGTCGCCCCAATTGCCTGAGGCGCTCGCGCCGTACTTGTACTCCAGCTCCCCTTCGCTGCTCTCCCATCGCCACCCGACGGCGACCTGAGTTCCGGCGGTCATTGTGAATGGGATGGTCGCGCTGGAGTCCACGCCGCCGGCGAGGCGCCTGAAGACCCAGGTTCCATTCGTGCCGTGGTAGTAGACCTCGATGAGGTTGTTGGCGTCATACACCACCCGGAGCAAGTAGTAGAACTCGCCCGGGATGTCGGCCGTGGACCAGAGCGTTGTCACCCGGGCGTGCCCCGAGCCCCTGGTCGCATGCCATACCCGCGCTCCGCTGTGGTTGGTCACGGTGTACAGGTCTGGGAACCGGTTGACCGCTGTCCCAAGGGTGACGATCGGCGAGCTCGCCCACCGCTTGGATTCAAGTTGAACTTGATAGATCCGGTTCCGGCGGCCGTCCGTGCCTCCAGTGGCGAGACCAACGAAGACGTTCATCTTTGTCGCCGTCCCGCCTATCGGAATCGGCTTCGACTTGTCGCGGACGATCGTGGTCGTAGTCGGTGTGATAGGAAAGGCGTTGTTGGGCACCCCGCTCTGCCACGCGGCCGTGGCGTCGTTCCACCAGAAACTATCAACTACTCTCTGAAGCCACCAGTTCTGGGCCGTCCCGTCCATGTCCAGGTGGGCCGCGCTGAAGGTGATGATGTCGTTGGCGGGGAGGTCGGCTGCGACCGGAATCCCGTTCTCATGGATGTCCGTGGCGAAACTCTGCGGGGATCCGGCGGTGAACTGCACGCAGTTGGCGGTGATCGACAGGTCGAAGAACCGCGATGAGGTGCCCGTCCCCGTCAGGTCGACGACCGTGATGGTTCCGGATCCCGGAGTCGAGAGCCAGTTGACCACCCCGTTGTCGAACGCACCACGAAACACGTAGTTCTGGCCGAAGCGCTCTAGGAGCAGTCCTTTGCTCGTGAGCCTCTTCTGGTTGACCTCGTACCGGACGATGCTCCCGTCCCCCGGGTTCTCGGCCCATGCGGCGCTGCCGTGTGAGAAGGCGAGGTGCGCTCCTCCCGTATGGAAGCGGGCGACCCCATCCTCGAGGTTGCTCGCGCTGCGTCGGCTCCGCATCGAGTCGTGGAACGTGGCCAAGCGGCCCGCGAACTCGAGGTCTTCGAGATGCACTCGGACGCGGCGGGTCTTCGCGTCGACCTCGTTGCCGGAATACCGCATGATCCGGCGGTTCGGCCTGTCCTGCGTCCACCCGCCCTCTACTGCGTCCCCACGGGGCCCGGCGTAGTGAACCACGTTCAGGATTTGCCCGGGCTCGAAGTCGAGTCCCTCGGGCCCGATCTCGGGCTTGAACGTCACGTGCTGCTGCGAATAGTCCAACAGGCGGCGTGACTGCGCTTCCCGGACCTGATCGATGCTGGCAGGAACGACAGCCATCAGATGCCCCACTTCCGGAGAAAGTACTCGTCCAGCTCGAGAAGGTCCGGCGTCACGAGGTTCACCGAGAAAAGGCAGAGCTCACCGATGAGACCGCTGTAGTAGTTCGTCGAGGACGAGCGGCCCAGTCGGAGCACGTTCGTGAGCGTCAATGTGTTTCCGCTTGCCACGGAGGACTCGACCCCACCGTTCACAGAACAGAAGAGCGTCCCGCTTGCGTGCCGCGCGCGGACCAGGTACGGGACGCCTGTCGTGATCGGCTGGCTGGTGTTGTCGTCCGATCCGTCCCAGTTGAAGGCGTGGACGGTCGGCGTCGCGCTCTTCAGGAAGAGGCCCCAGAACCCTCCAGCGTCTGCTACCAGAGCGTCGTTCTGCCAGGTGCTCGCCGCATTCGTGTCGATGGTCGTCGCCTGGAAGACGCAATAGAGAGTGAAGATCCCCGCGCCAATCACGTCGCTGAGCACCGCCGTCGTGGCCATGAACTCCGTCGTCCCATCGAACTCGAGCGCGGGCAAACCATTGATGCCATGTCGGTGCGAGCGGAAGTGCGGTCGGTCCGCGTCGGCCCCCTGGGTAAAGTGCCGCGCGGCCCCCGACTCATCGTTCCACTGCGAGACCGTCTCGCCGTCGACCCTCCCCGAGATCTGGTCCCCGCGGAACCACAGCTCGAGGGTGTTTGCGGCATAGCCAATGAGGTTGTTGGGGAGCGTCGTCGGGTGGGCGTCGGCCCACTCTACGGAGACCTCCTCGGGAGCGTTCTCCGTGACCAGCTGGTTGCGCACCTCGAGGATATTCTTGATGCCCCCGCCGGAGGTCTCATTGTCGAAGGCGTAGCTGACGATGATGCGCCCGACCAGGTTCTGCCCGTCATAGTCCATCGCGAAGCGGTCGCGCTCTTGCTTCTGGCAGACGATGAGGCGGTTGTCTTGATAGATATCCATGTCGGTCGGATCGGCGATGTGGATCCCGATCTCCCCTCCAGGCGTCCAGAAGGCTTTCGCCCAGTGGTCGAGGCACCACTGGTTCAACTCGTCGAGCCCGGTCTTGCTCTCCGCGAGGTATCTCGACCCGCGGTATTCGCGGCTCGTGAGGAAGGCCGCAGCGGCCGCGAATGAGGCGACGTTGACCGGCGCTGATCCGTCAGCGGCCCAGAGCGTGGTGCCCGATTCTCCGTAGTCGCCGAAGACGAAGTTGACCAAGAAGTGCTTGAGCTGGTCCGCCGGGTTCAGGATCGGGCTCCCGGTTCCATCGCCGACCGTCTCGTAGCCGTACGCATCGCACGACACAGCGTTGGACCCGGGGGCGGCGACCAGGTCGATGACGGTCCACGTCCGCCCGTTCACGGTCTGGTACTCGATCGCGTAGTCCGTGGTGAGCGTGAGAAGGCCGGTCCCGATCTTAAAGACCCGCGGCACGGCCCACGCGCGTCCGAGGCAGACCACTCGCTCGAAGCCAGAGCTGTTGATATCGATGGTGGGGATCATTCCTCCGGCTCCCCACCGGCGAGAGTCGAACCGGCCGTAGAGAAGGGGCGCGCTCTTCCCCAGCGAAGCCTGGGGTGCGTTGGGCCAGTCGTAGTCCATGATCTTGTTACGGTCGATTTGCCGGCGGAGGGGGAGGTCTGGGCAGCGGAGCTTCAGCTCCCAGGTGATCTCCGAACTCTTCTTCCAACCGTCGATCTCGAGCGTGCGGTAGGTGTGCCAGTCGGAAGGTGTGAGGTTGGCGGCGACCTTGACCACAGCCGACGAGCCGCGCACGCTAAACGCGGCCGCGCCCTCAAAGATCCGCTCGAGCGTGCGGTTCGCGTCATCGACAATGGTCACCGTCGGCGAGATGGACTGGAGGCCTCCCGCGCGGTCGCTGAGCGGCTGCGCCAGACCGGAGATGGTCTTGATGGACCCGGCGTAGTGGCCGAGCGAGGCTGCGCCGGCCGAGAGGAGCCCTTGCGAGACCGGCTCCTGCGCGTACCGGAGGGTCCCGCCAGGGAGCCCCAGCTCCACGAGGAAGACGCACGAGGACGAGACGGCGATGGCCTCCGCTTTCAGGTTCGCGGAGAGCATTAGAGCTGGCCCTGGATCGCCTCGACGGCGTCGGTGACCATGCCATCAAAGTTGTTGACCCAGGCGTCCTTCATGATCGCGAGGATCTCTTCCTGGTTCCCCGCACCGTTCACGACAGGAGCGAAGTTCAGGTGCATCTCGATCGCGGTGTCCCCGCCCTTGCCTCCCGCGACGCCTCCGGACGCGAAGTCGCTCCAGGGAATGACCGCCTCGACGCCATGGAGGACGGCGGGCGTCCCGGCCCCGAAGTCCTGGAATCCGCCGGAGCCGCCCGCGAAGCTCTCAGGCGCCGGGGACTCCAGCCCGGGGACACCAGGGATGGCTCCGGGCTCGAAGCTCACCGGGACGCTGATCCCTCCCGCAGCCGCGCTCTGCCAGTCGCTGAGCATCCCCTGGATCGCGGCCGAGCCGGCCTCGCCTGTCGCCGAGAGGGCCTCGGACATCGCGTCACCCGCGGCTCCGATTGCCCCAGCCCCCGCGGCGGCCGCGACCGGCAGCTCAGCGCCGAGGGCCCGCGCGATCGCTTCGAGCACGGTGACGACGCGGTCCATGGGCTCCGTGGGGAACGCGATCCCGGCCGCCTTGCCCTGATCGATCAGGCCCTGCGTGTTCGCGTCCAGCTCGATCCCGTAGGCGGCGCTGGCCTTCTGGAGCGTCTGCAGGAGTGGGGCGATCGCGAGCAACGCCTGCTCACTGGACGCGCCGCCCTCCTTCGCCTGTGCAAACGCGGCCTGCGCCTGCTGACCGAAGGCGCCGAATTGACCCGTGGTGAGCGGAATCGCTGAGTTGGCCAGGCCGGAGAGCGTGTCCGCGAATCCCTGCGCGCCCTCGGCGGCGCCGCGGAAGAGGTCGTTTGCGCTGAGGTCGACGATCGCTTGGATCGGCCCGAGAATCGCCTTGGCCGCGGACGTGTCGCCGCCAACTTTCTCGATCGATTCGAGGAGGTTCGCGCTGATCTCCCCGAAGGCGTCGCCCGCGGCGAGCAGCCCCTCCTCTTTGAACACGGCCCAGAAGGTCACGCCAGCGATCGTGGCCTGGGATTTCGCGTCTTCCGGCGTGACGAGCTTGATGCCGCCGATCCCGGCGCCGATTCCGGCCGTGGCCTGAGCCAACTGCTGTTCGACATGCGCCTTGATCTCTGGGACCTCCACACCTAGCTTTCGCGCGGAGTCGATCAGTCGGACCAGAGCATCAGCCCCCACTTCACCGGCCGCGAGAGACTCCTCGGCTATCTGGCTGAACGCTGGTCCGAGCGCCGTGATGGCCTGGGCGGCAATAGGACCACCCTCAGAGGCGATGCGGATAAGCTGATCGACCTGTTCCGCGAACTCCCTCGCAGGCTTTCCGCTCTCTACCATTACGTCGGCGATATGAAGCAGTGCGGCAGTACCAAGACCGCTCTTGTCAGTATCACCAAATATCTGGTTGACCTGTGGGCCGATCTTCTTAGCCGTCTTTAGAATGTCTTCTGACAGAGCCTGAGAAATCTTGCCTCCGGCGAACTGCTTTGCAAAAACGTTCTCGGCCGTTTCTGCGGCTCCTTGCCACTTCGCCTTTGATAATCCACCGATGACGCCACCGACAATGGCCCCGATCAGTGCGCCGTATGGGCCTCCAACCTGCATGCCGAACGCGGCGCCTTTGCCGGCACCGATGCCGATACGCTTGCCTTCGCTCCGCTCATCCTTCGCCGAGTTGTAGATGTCCCCCGCGACCCCGAAGGCGGCGCCGGCCGCTTGCACGCCGGCGCCAACCTTGTCGCTTCCAGACTTGGCCGTCTTCCACGAGTCGATTGCATTCTTGAACTGCTTGCCGGCCTGGGCGGCGGCGCCCATCCCACCGATGATTCTTCCAATCGTAGAGTCGGCCCCGAATCCAAGCATGGCAAAGGCGTCCGCAACCTGGCCGATTGCTTGTTCCCAATCGAACGTGGCCTTGACGACCTCCTTTGTTCCGGAGAGCTGCTCTTTGATTCCAGCCTGCGCCTCTGCGAACTCGGACTTACTCAACGCGCCAGTTTTGAAGAGCGCCTCGTTGATCTTCAATTGCTCGGCGAGCAGGGTCTTCTTGTCAAGGATTTCCTGTCGCGCCATCGCAACCTTCGCGTCGAAAGCTGACACCTCGATCCGGCTCGCTGCGAATGCCGCATCCTGGCGCTTGAACTCGGCCGCGAGGGACTGCTCGGCTATCCCCTGCACCTCCAACAGCAGACGCTTTTCTTCTTCGTACCTCGCGTTAATGAGCACAACCTGCTGTTTGAGCCCCGCCTCCCACGCCTTCATGCCTTCGGCGCGGAGCTTTTCCATCTCCTGGGCAGCAGCTTTCTCCGCCGCTGTTCTGGCCTTGATTGCAGTCTGGCTGTCGTAGGTAGTACCTGGCTTCAAAACTCCGACACCAGGAGCGCCCTGAAGGGGCGATGGGGTCGCGATCCACTGCGAGAAGGGTGACTCCGCACCAGCCAGCGCGGCCACACCTTTTGACGCCGCGGTCTCCTTGGCCTTCTGAAACTTCGCGCTGATGGTATCCAGGATTCCGGCGAAGGTCTGAAGCGCGGGGATGGACGATGCGAAGGCGCCGATTCCGCCCCGTATCCATCCGGCAAGATCAATCCCAGTGACCGCGCTCGATGCGTCGGCCACGGCCTTCATGATCCCTGGGAGTTGCCGGGCCTCGTCTGCGAGTTCCCTAAATGCGCCCTTGTTTTCTTTGACTACCGTGGTCATGGTGCCGAAGACATCAGTTGCCAGAGCCACGGCGTCCTGAAGGAGTCCGGTTTCAACGAGCGCCGCGGCCGCCTGGTTCTCGAATGCCTCCCACGCCTTCGCCGCGACGTCGACCTGGTCGCCAAGAGCATCAGCCGCCGCGACCGTTTCGGACGAGAGGATGATGCCGAGTCGCCGCGCCTCGTCCGCGGCAGCGGCCATGTCCGATTTGATGAGCGGGAGGAGTTGCGTCCCGCTCTTGCCAAAGACGTCCATGGCTGCGGCGGCCTGTTGAGTCGGGTCCTTGATGGCTGCGATTTTTGCGGCGATCTCGGCAAACTGTTGCTCCGGCCCAATGCTGCGTAGGTGCTCGATGCTCAAGCCGAGCTGCTTGAAGGACGCGTCTCCATCGGCGATCGCCTTCTGCATCTTGGAGACGCTGCCGCCGATCTCCTCCATGGAGACGCCCACGAGAGAGCCTGCGAAGCCCAGCGCCTGCAGGGCCTCCACTCCGACTCCTGTTTTCGCCGCGAGATCGGCGAGGCTGCCGCCGACGTCGATCAGGTGCCTCGTGGCATCCGCGGCCCACGATATGAGCCCCGCTCCGGCCGCGGCCGCGGCCCCGAGACCCAGGGCGAGAGCACCGATACCTGCCCCGGCTGCCAGTCCCATCGGACCCAGGGCGCTGAGATACTGCCCGAGCTTGCCGGTCTTGCCGGAAAGGGCGTCCATGGCCGAGGAGGCGTCTCCCCGGAACATGTCCTGGAGGCTCTTCTTGGCCTCGTCCGCGGCTTTCCCTGTGTCCTTCAGGCCCTTGATGGACTTGACGATCCACTCGCCACCCTTTTGCTCGAACTGGAGCATGACGGTGGCGACAGCCATCAGCGACGTCTCGTGGGGGGCGGCGCGTGTGGCTTTGGTTTCGGGTGCAGGATCTCCACGATGTCCGCGTGGTTCATCGTGTTGAGCACGCGGTTGAGGATGCGCTCCTGCTCCTCCATCGGAAGGTCGGCCACAGCACGGTCAAAGACCCGCCCGGCCAGCTCCCGCGTGTCTTGGTTGATCAGGGCCCGGACCACCTGCTGCGCCTCCAAGTTTTCGAACCGCAGCTCAACGCGCGGGCAGATCCAGGACTCCCCGTTCTTCTCGCGGAGCCCGCGGAAATTGGCCACCGTGTCGCATGGCGCCCCCAGATCCCGTGGAAGCAGATACGTGGTCCTCGCGTCGATCGCCTCCCAGTAGCCCTCTGGGTCGTGAGTCATCACGCAGGCCCCGCAAACCGAGTGCGTTACCTCCGGCCGCTTCAGCCGGAAGAAGACGAACTCGGTTAGGTTTTTCCCAGGTCCGCCTCCTCGTCGGCTTCCGACTTCGAGAGCTCGTCCGACTTCTTGGCGATCCACGTCGAGAGCAGTGGCCAGGCCTCCAGGATGTGGCCGCGCAGCTTGTCGGCCTCCCATGGGCGCTCCGCCGTCGGCGGCTTCGGCCACTTGCCATCGAACGTCACGACGGCGCCGGCGGTGAAGGGCGCCTCGGGCTTCAGGATCTCGGTGTAGGCCCTGGCCGTCTCGTCGTCCTTCGCGATGACCGCGAAGTTCTTGCTGTCCAGCAATGCAAAGGCCGCGCGCTGGGCGTAGATGTCCGTTCCGCGGTCCACTGCGTCGGCTAGAGATTGCTTCTCGAGCTTCGCCACCGAGACGCTGTTCGCGTTTTTGCGGAGGAACTTCTTTGCGATGTGCGGAGGGATCCTCCGGATCAGAAACCGCACCGGCGCTTGCGTCTCCGGGTCGTTCTTCCAGAAGATCCACTCTCCCTCGTCACTCTCCGGGTTGAAGATTTCAACAAGCGGCATCACCTACTCCGTGAAATGCGACCCGCTTAGCTGTCTCGCGACGCGAGAGGGTCTATGAACTCGTTACGCCCAGTAGGCCGCGGTCTCCGCGTTGGTCAGCTCGACCGCCGCGGCATGCAGGAAGCCCGCGGGGAACCCCGTGGGGACCGCGCCCACGCTGTGGGCCTCGAGACTGAGGTCCATCGCGACCACCCCGGGCCCACTGACCACGGGCGCCCCGTCCTTGATCTGGAGTCCGTTGAGCCAGATCACGAAGGTGTGGGCCACCGCGGGAGACGACCCCACGACGACTGGGCCGGTCCAGGTGAGCGATCCCTTCAACTGGTCTTTGGAGATCAGGTCCAGGATGCGCTGGCGGTTCTGGGAACCGACCCCCGAGAAGTTGAGTCCGAGGGTGATCATCGCGAACGAACCGGAACCACCACGGGCTGGCTCGTCGATGCCAGGCCACGAGCATGCCGTCGTCCGCTGGTCGTGGTTCAGCTCGAATCCGAAGTTGATCTCGCTGATGCACTGCTCGTCCGCGATGGCCAGGGCGCCCGCGCTCTGCGCGTTCAGCAGGACCGAAAGGCCGCCAAAGAACAGCGCGTCCCGGTCCGCCACGATGGTGACCGCCGAACGGTTGCTTTCGTTGTTCGCGCCGTTGTTGATCCCCATCGACACGCTTCCGGTGCCGGCGAGGCCCGAGATGGTGGCGGAGACCACGCGCCGGGCGGGATCCACTCCGGTCCAGAGGTTGGAGACGAAGTCGGCGGTCGCCACCACGATCGTCCGCTGGATGTTCCATCGGTCGATGTACACGATGGTCACGGTGATCGCCGTGACTCCCGCGACCTTCGTGAAGGTCATCGGAGACGGGTTGAAATCCACGAGCGCCGCGGCCAGGATGGTCAGTGGGCCGTTCGCCGCGGCGACGGAGGCCACCACGAAGTCGACGTCGGCGATGCCCACGTTCAGCCGGTAGTCGTTCCCGATGAACGTGGCTTCCCACTTCGCCCGCTGTTGCCCCTCCCCGCAGGTGAGGTTCAGCGTCTTCACCTTGGTCATGGGGAACTCGCGCACACCAAGCCCGATCGTCGGGTCGTCGAAGCTCGCCAAGGTTCCGAACTTCGCGCCGTCGGTAGGCTGCGGCGTGATCGTGTGCAGGGTCTTGCCGCCGGCCGTGGCTATGGTGTCCAGACCGAACGCGCCCGAGATCGCGGCGAGCGACCCGCAGCGATAGTAGGCGTCGAACGGAATCGTCGTGTCCGGCTTCATGCTCCCGGCGGACCCCGCACGCTGGAAGAGCGAGCCGGTGATCCCCAAGTTCTGGACCAGGTCGACCTTCGGGTCCATCGAATCCGAGTCATACTCGAACCCGTGGTTCGCCCCGAGCACCCGCGGCTGCCCGGTGTTCCACACGGGAGAGGCCGTGACCTGCGCGAATCCGAACTTGGTTGCCGTGCCGGTAGCGATGCCCATTACTTCTTCTCCTTCCGCTTGTGAGCGGGCTCAGGTTCGTCGTCGACCACGAAGTCCGAGCCTTCTGCCGCGAACTGGTCGGCCGATGTGGAGGCTTGCAGCGCCGCAGCCATGGCCGCGTCCGCTAGCACGTAGTCGCCAGTCCGCGCGCCAGCGATGAGCAGCTTCTCGGCCAGGGCCGCGGGGCAGTCGAACTCGCCCAGCTCGATCCGCCCGAAGTCGGTATGGAACGTCGGGCCAGTGCCGGTGAACCGGAGGCGCACCATCCCAGCCGGCACCGGGCCGGAGAGGGTTGACACGGAGGGCGCGATCCCGAGGGCGGCTTCGATCTCGCTCATGGACGGTCCGTCCTTTCCACAGCACATGGCCTACGCACTCGCTTCTCGCGCTCGAACCTTTCCGACGAGCCGTCGGTGTCCAGCTTCGAGCGGGTCCGGCTTCGGGAGCTCCGGTGCGGGCGCCAGGCCGAGGGCCTGCTCGAGCGTGGTGACACGCACCTCCAGCTCCTCGAGGCGAGCCGTTTCCTCCGGCGTCACGCGACCACCCTCTTCCGATAGACGTAGTCCGCCACCAGCCGCACCTCGACCACCGCCCATTGGAACGAGCCCTCGACGTCGAACTCGTACTCGGTGTCGGTCAGTTGCACGTCGTAGGTCAGCCCACCAAGCGAAAAGTCCTGAAGCAGGCACGTCTTGAGGTCTTCCTCCAGACGGGACTGGACCTCGGAGCGTGGGAGGTTCTCGCGGTGCGGATTGGTGCTCGCCTCTTGCCACTTGCGGGCCCCGAGAACAAAGAACTCAGCACGGCGGAAGAACGCGCACGTAGAGCGTTTCGTTTCGGTCTCGTGCCCCGGGCGCAGGAGATAGACCGTTGCCATTTCGTCGCGGAGGTAGTCCACATTGAACTCCTCGACGCGGGCCACGCCCTGGGGCGTGTAGTTGTAGGAGTTCGGGAACGCCACCGCGTTGATCCCCGACAGCAGGTCGAAGAGCTTCGTCTCGATCGCCGAATGCATGGCGGTGGGCGCCGGCATCTAAGCCGCCTTGTCCAGGCTGTGCTGCACGCTAGAATTGATCGCGCCCGCGACGCGGTCCTCGCGGAACCGGAGGTAGTTGTGGGCGCGCAGTCTCGAGCCCTTGTGCTCGACCGCCGGGACCATCACCCACTTCCCGCTCACCTGAAACCTCAGGCGGCCAGTGATAGAGAACCCGCCGCTTGAGTACGAACCGCCGCGTGCCTCAATCCGGTGCGCCGCCGTCTTCGTCTGCCCTCGTGACGGACCGGGAGCGAACTGCGAGACGCGCCCGGTCTGCATCACCTGGGCGTAGGGGACGCTGCTCGGACTGATGCCGCGCTTCCCGGCCGTGAGGCGAAACCTGATGAGACCCCTCTTAATAGCCGCCCCAACCCTCGGGCGCACGGTCCGAATGGACGCCGCTAGCTTCCCGCTCTTGTGCGGCGCGCGGGCCCGCGACTCGGCCGCGTCCGCTTCTACGGCCGTCATGGCGCCGTCGATGACCGCGAGGTCAAATCCGGAGCCATACCACTTGTCCAGCCACTTCGCGTAGGACTGGGGGGTGAATGTGGCCATCAGCTTCCGGCCTCTGGATGGGAGAGCTTGCCGGGCTCGAAGGCCCTGGGGTTGTCCTCGGTCGCGAGGCCGCCGGCGAAGACGACGCCCTGGCCGGCGGCGCGCTGCCGGAGGCGAGCGGCAATCGTCCTCAGCTCGGAAGCTCGGCTCGAGGGGCGGATCGCGTGCGGGCCAGCGTTCCCCTCCGGCTCGCGGGCAAACTTGGCCGCGAGGGCATCGCAGCACGTGGCCCCGGCCATGAGCTCGTTGGGCTCCAGAACGAGGGCGTCGTCGATTTCCTCGTTCTCGAGCCGGAGGCGGCCGACGGCGTCCGGATTCGTGTCCCCGCTCCAGAATCGGATCCGATCCCCGGAGCCCCCGCCGGGCGAGTAGGTGAAGGACATGGGCTCATCCCTTTGGAACGGCGGAGACCGACAGCGTGGTGCCGCCGGCATAGGTTCCCGTGGTCGTGTACTTGACCCTGACGCGGTCCCCCAAGAGTCCGTTGAGGATCGTGTCGTCCGCCAGCGCCGCGTCGGAGGCACCCTGCGCTGCGGCGAGGGCGATGCTGTTCGAGAGGGCCGAGAACTTGAGGCTGGTCGTGGTGGCGAAGGCGAAGCTCGCGATGTCCCGCCACGTCACCCCGCCGTCGAGGCTCGTCTGCACCCACGCCTTCGTGGTCGTTCCACCCGAGCCGTACGTGAACTTTGCCTGGAGAGCGAGGTAGCGCGGCCCCTCAGGAAGCAGGACCACGGGCCCCACGCTCCCCGTAACGGCCGTTGTGATGACCGTGTTGGGGAGGAGTGAGAGCGTCCGAGGGTACCGCTCGCTCATCCGTTACAGCGTGGCCGGGACGAGCCGGTAGTAGACGCGCAGTCGGAGCACACTGTTCCCCGTGGTGATCTCACCCACGAGGAGGTGGAGGACGAGCGGCGAGTTGGGGACCGGCGTGATGGAACTGATGGCCGCGGCGGCCGCGGCCTGGGGGCGAATGTGCCGTAGCTGATTGGTCGTCTGGTCGAGAAAACCTGTCGTCTCGCACTGCGCGACTTCCAGCCCGGCGCCGTCGGTGTACTTGATGGAGAGGTCCTCGCCGAGGGCGACGCCGGCATAGGCGGTCCCGTTGTAGGGCATGTATGCGACGGCGCCCTCGAAGATGATCGCCTGGCCAGGCACAGCAGCCACCAGTTGCTTGGGCGTCGCGAACAGCGCGAGCAGCGCGGCCGAGGAAACGGTGACGTCGACGAACGTCACGGCACCCGGGGAAAGGCGCTTGCCGCGATCTTTCACGGCCATGGGTTACCTCCCGCCCTTCTTGGACTCGCTCTGGCGGGGAGGCTCCAGGACGGGAGCGGACCCGGGGAGCGTACGGAGATACCGGCTCTCGACGAGCGTCGACGCGTTGCGCCACTTGGACGCGTCGACCTGTGTCCCGGGCTGGAGTACGACGGAGCCAGGCCCGGGGAAGCGCCGGAGGACTTCGTGGGTCGCGTTCATTGGGCAGCTCCCTCCTTACGCGACGGCAGCGCTGAAGAAATATCCGAGGTCGGTGGCCACCAGCTTGTTGTCCCACGCGGTCTCGGCCTCGTACCGCCAGCACTTGCGGGTGCCGAGATACTGACTGGAGACCCCGATGTCGAAGCCGAGGCTCTCGCTGATCCCCTGCCACGAGAAGATGTAGCCGGCGGACGGAGTCAGGAGCCCGGGGTTCGAGGCGACGTGGCAGAGCAGCGCGTTCTTCCCCGCGGTGAAGTCCATCACCGCGGTCTCGCCCTCCACGTTCGAGGCGTAGACGGACTGCGACACGAGCACGCGCTCGATGTCGAAGTAGACCGCGAGCATCGCGGCGGTGATGCTGTCCGAGCTGGTGTACTTGAACTGCTCCTTGATGTCGGGGTGCTGCTTCAGGCGCCGATAGGTCTGATACCCCAGGAGCAGAACGTTTGCCGGGAGCCCCGTGTTCTTGAGGATGGTCTCCTTGCCCGCTTCCACGTCTTCCGTGGGGTCGGAGCCGGCGTAGTCGGACCACTTGGTGAAGTCCGTCCCGCCCACCTTGTCCGTGGCCCACTTGCCGGTGCCGAAGTAGTCGGCCACGAACTGGAGTTCACGCCGGACGAGCATCCGCTGCGTCACGAACTCGACGGCGCCACGCTCGAGATCGGCCGCCGCGTCCTGGTTCGCCAGGGCCTGCGCCCCCACGTCCTTGTGCAGGGCGAAGACGTCACATGCGTAGCTTGCGGTCGAAAGCCCGTAGCCGGAGCCCGCGGACTCCGCGCCGTCCGCGCGCTTCTGCGCCTCGTCCCGGAACCAGTCGTTCTTGGTGTAGCTGTAGTACTTGTTGGTCTGCTTGTCGACGGGCACGACCGGGAACACCTGCGCGGCGATGAAGTTCTCGGCCTTCTGGATGTACGCCACGCTGATGTTGGTCAGCGCAACGTCGATGTGGACTTCCTGCTGGCTGGGCTGAGGCATTGCTCTTCTCCCTTATGACGCGCGGTGCGGAGCGAGACAGTTGACCGTCGCCGTGATGAGCCCCCCGGCAGCGGTGTTGTCGTCGATGACCTGGCCGACCACATATTCGGTCGTGTCCGTGCCGGCGATCTTGGCGTCGGCCTGACCGTCCGCACTCGTCCCGATCTGGGCCCCCTTGGCGAGGTCCGCGTCGCCCTGGATCTTGCTGACCCCGAGAGCCATCACCTCGGCCAAGACGCCGCTCGCGGGCTTGTTCTGCAGAACACCGACGGGGATGTCGGTCGCGGCCGCGATGTCGACGACCTGGCCGCTGGAGTTCAGCTTGACGTACTTGAACTGCGAGCTGCTGAGGTCGCCCCCGGCGACCAGGCTCAGGGTGAGAACGGGGATCTCGTAGGCCATCAGTTTGCTCCCTGGCGCTGCGCCTCGCGGTGCAGCTTGTAGAGGTCGGGGCGTTCCTTGCAGACCGCCGCGAAGGCTTGCGCTTGGGTCGGATGCTCACCGGCCTTCACCTTCTCGGCGGCGAGCGCGTTGATCTGCTCGATCGGGGGCTTCACGTCACCGGCAGCGCTCGAACCGCGCTCCTGAAGGACGCCGGCCTGCACGGCCTGGTTGTCCGCGGCCTTGAGCACCCGGGCCAGCTCGGTGTTCTGCTCGGCCGTCAGGGGCTTGCCGGTGGCGCAGGCCATGAGGATCGGGGCGAAGACTTCCGCCTTGATCGGGAGGGCCTTGAACGCGCTGGCCTGGTCCATGTACTTCGCCAGCTCGAGCTGCTCACGGAGGGCGGCGGTCTCGGCCTTGGCCTCCGCAGCGTCCTTCTCGGCCGCCGATAGGCGCTCGCGCGCTTCGGGGCTGAGGCCGGCCAGCGGATCGGGGGGCTCGGGCGCCTTCGCCTCCAGCTCGGCGATCCGCGCCGTCGCCTTGGCCAGTTCCGCCTCGGCCTTCACGCGCCCCTCGTACTCCGCGGTGGCGTCCAGTTCCTTCTCCATGGCTTTCGTCCTTTCGAGGTCGCGAATCGCTGTCTCCAGCGACGCGATGACGTCGACCAGGCCCAAGGCCTGGGCTTTCGTTCCGACGTGGACCCGGCCGTCCGCAAGGTCGCGGGCTTTCGAAGGCGAGATCCGGCGGCCCTTCGAAACCGCCGAGACGAACAGGTCGTTCACGTCCCCGATGTGGCGCTGGAACTCGGCCAAGTGTTCGTCGGTCACGGGCGCGCCATCGGTCCCTGCACCCTTCATGGGCGCGCTCGAGATGACGTGCACCTTGACCCCGGCCTGCTCGTACATGCCGGAGGTGTCCCAGACCACGGCGAAGGTCCCGATGCTCCCGACGACGGCCGAGCTGTTTCCGTAGACCTTCCGGGCCTGCGAGGCGACCCAATAGGCGGCCGAGCATCCGAGGTCCTCGATGTACGCGAAGACCGGCTTTTTGCCGTCGGCTTCCTTCACGACCGCGGCGAGGTCAGAGGTTCCGGCGACCGTCCCACCCGGGGAGTCGATGCGCAGGAGGATCCCGCGGACCCCTGGGTCCCGTACCGCAGCGCGAATTGCCTCACGTACCCTTACCGTGCTGGTCCCGCCGAACAGGGCCTCGAAGCTCGTGGGGTACTTGGTCATCGGTCCGCACAGGTCGATGACGGCCACGCCACCGCGGGTGACGTCGTAGGGGGGTTTCTTTGGCCGCTCGTCGTCGAACATCTCTGCACGGAGCGATGGGAGGTCTGCGGCTCTGGCCTGCTCCGCCATGGCCGCGAACATCACCGGCTCGATCGACCAGGCGCCGAAGAGCTGATCGGGTCGGCAGCCGGTCTCCGACTTTCGGTTGCTCGGCTTGTTGGTGACTTCGCTGGCCATGAGCCCCCAGAAAGCAAAAGCCCCGCCGGTCGCCGCTCGAAGGGCTTACGCCCTGAGCAAACGACCGACGAGGCTGGGTAGGTCCCGTCCCCCATCGGCCCCGCAATCGACCCTATCGGGCGACGGCAGGTTCAGTCAGAAACTACAGTAGCAACTCCCGCTCTGTCAACACGTTTCTTATAGTTCCACGTGGAACGGCACTCGTCAGAACAGAAGTTGTTATCCCTCTTGTAGTCACGCACATAAAGAAACTGCGTTGAACATTCCCGGCACGTCTTTACTAGGCGTTCGAACTCGGTCTCGGCACGCTTGACGGCCTCCGCAAGGAACTCGCGCTGAAGCTCCTCGCGCGTCTTGACCGCCCTCTTGGCCTCCGGTACCGGCTCGGCGTCCGCAATCGGCCGCGGAAGAGTCCGCTTCGCCTCGGCCCAGTTCATGATGGCCCCCTTCGCCCAGCTCCGACCTGCCGCTTGTGCATAGCGAGGTCGCTCGGCATCGGCTGCCCTCGATGGAAGTGCAGGATGATGGTCACGTGCCCGGACAGCCCGCCCTCACGGAACACGCGGACGAGCTGCTCCGCCTCCTCGCGGGTCGGCGCCGGAAGTATGTCCTCCGCGACCTCCGCCGGCAGCTTCGCCTCAGCCATCAGGCGCCTTCCTCCCCTGAAGCGTTCTCCCCCTGGCCATCCTGAGACGCTCCCTGCCTGGGGGCCTGGACCGTCACGGGCGGCAGGCCGATGTGCTCGAGCGCCGGGAGGCCCAGGGCTGCGGCTGCGCCCTTCGGATCGTAGCCGGCGCGGACGAGCTGCCCGGCCGACTCGACCTTGCGATCGAACGGCAGGCCCTCGGCCGCGAGGTTCTCTACTGGGTTCCCGTCCGGGCCGTAGATCGTGACCCGCCGCTCCGGCAGCTTCGCCACCTTGAGCAAGTGCGCCTCCAGGTCGTGGAACATCTTCACCCCGGCCCCCGTGATCTTCGTGATGTAGTCGCCCAGGGCGGCCAGGTTCACCTGCTCGATGTCGCCCCGCTTCATCAGGGGACACCTCGTCGTCTCCCAGCCGTTCGCTGCCATCAGCCGCGGGATCGCGTAGAGGTTCAGCACTTCAAGGATGGAGTCCGCAAGTGCGCCGAGCGCGAGCGTGAACAGGTTCGTTTTGTCCGCGCTGAGGGCGTAGCTCCCCACGCTCTCGTGCCCCATCAGGACGAAGTCAGAGAGCAACGCCATCGCCATCCGCTGTTCGTACCGCTTGATCATCTCCGTGGCGTCGAACTGGCGCTTCCCGCCCGTGGTCAGGAGCTTCAGCTCGTAGAGCTCCTGGCCGGTCTGGCTGAAGTCACTGGGGATGACGATACCCGCCTCCTTGTCCTGCTTGATGTTCTTGACGATGGTCTTCGCCCCATCGTAGACCGCCGCGTCTGACGGGCTTGCATTCGGGAGCATGCAACGCACCGGGATCCGCATCACCGGGATTCCGGTCGCGTCCCGCTCGAACCCCATCGCCTCCAGTTCGCCGAGTTTCGTCGCGTAGTAGTAGGACTCGTACGCGTTCTGCAGAAGGGACCGCCCCTCGGGGTTGTTCTTCTCACTCGATGGTCGGAAGAGTAGGGCGCGCGAGATCGGGATGAAGACCTGCCCCTTGCGTTTCCCCGACGGGTCGTTCTGCCAGAAGCCTTGAATGCCGCCGTTGTCGTCGATATCCCAGCGCCAGATCGTCGTCTGGGCGCGCAGCGGGAGCTTGCGGAAGCCGAGCAGGCCGTCCGTAAACTTTGATCGAGTCTCCCCGTCGTTCGTGTCACCGAGCCGGCGCTTGTACACCATCTCGTGCGGGGCGAACCCGTACACGAGCATTGATAGAGCCTCGCCGATGAACTCTGGAAACGGGACGCTCATGTCGTTGAAGGCTTCGTGGGTGAACTGCGCCTTCTTCACGTCCTCCGAGTCGGAGGCGCTGTAGGGGTCAACGTAGAAACGGACTTGGCGGATCAGGGCCCGGATATAGCCGAGACAGGCGCCGACTACCGCGTTCTTGTCCGCCATCTCGCGGAATTTCGCCTTGCCCCTGTTGCCCTTGAGGTCGAGGAGCCGTTCCTCCTGCAAGAAGCCGCCGGAGTGCTTCAGCCCGGACGAGCCTATCTCTTCAAGCGGAACCGCCTTTGGATTCGGCCCGGCGGCCGGCGACGCCGACACCGCGGCCATGGGAGCCACGGCCCGCTGCATTCGACGCCGCTTGCTCATGGCCTCATCTCCAGTTGCTGTCCTTCTCCCCGACCGACATCGGCGCCACCGCGGCCCCTGGTCCCTGAAGCATCAGGTAGCCGATGCCGTGGACCAGGGCATCGACGCGGTTCGGGCTCTTCGCCTTCGGGTCCCACGGGTCCCACCCGACCATTTCCTCCTCGAGGTGGGCGAGGTGTCCGGGGTTGTCCTGGTTCTTGACGTGATGGACTCGCCCCTGCTCGTAGAGAGAGGCGACCGGGTCCGCGCGGGTTCGCTTGTCCCTCGAAGCGTAGACCCCAAGCCAGCGGATCCGCCCCTTCGGGTCCACGGAGCGGATGACGTCCGGCACCACGTCCGGCTTCCCCGGCGGCGCGTTGTTCTCGTAGATGATCAGGTCCGCCCGGAAGTCGTCGTAGGCCTCCACGGCTGCGTGACCCCAGGCGTTCGGCGAAGCGTTCAGGGTTCGATCCGCCAGCACGTACCCATGCGAGTCCTCGCCCAGCCCGGCCACGATGATCCCGCAGGCGTCGTTGTACCCGTCCGCGGCGTGCGAGGGATCCACCGAGACGACGCGCCGGACGTGAGCCGGGGCCGACGGCACCCGGAGCTTGTCCATCTGCGCGAGGTTCCAGAGCGCGCCCTCGATCATCTCGAGGATCGCGGCGTCCAACTCCATCTGTCCGTAGGACGAGCCGCCGTAGGCCGCGCGCCGCTTCGCTGCGAAGCCTGGCGCGAGATGCAGCGCGTTCTCCTCGGTCCGGTATCGTCGGAACACCGACCGATGCGCGACCGCGCGACCGTAGTGGTCCCGCGAAACGGTCGAGAACTCCCACGCCCAGGACGCGATCATCTCCGGAGTGATCGGCCGCTTCCGCGTCGTGGGGTCCCGGGGACCGAGTACCGTGTCCAGGAACAACTCCGTGCGCCTCGGGGTCGTGGTCAGGAGCACCTGCGGCCGCTCCCCCAGCCGCAGGCCGTCCTGAAGGTTCTTCCAGGCCTCCGGCTTCGTGATCGTGGCGAACTCGTCGGGCCAGGCTACGTGATGCTGCGGGCCGCGCAGGAGGTCCGGCTCGTCGGCCGAGTAGAGGTGGGCCCGGAACCCATTCGGCCACAGAACCAGGGATCGGCTCGGGTAGTATCGGGGCCGAAACCATGGGGGCGAGCAGGCGAGGATCCCCGACTCCCCGAGGACCATCGTGTCCCGAGTGTCCCGGGCCGTCCGACCGAGCAGCGCCCCCCGGCCCCCCGGGATCCGCCGCGCGCAGCCGATCATCCACTCCGCCCCGGGCCTGGTCTTTCCAGAACCGCGCCCCCCGATGAGCCCCCACACGTCCCACTCCCCCGCCGGCGGGATCTGGTTCGGCCGCGCCCACAGACCCCAGTTGTACCGGGCCGCCTTGTAGAGCCTCTCGCACTCGTCCGCGGGTAACCCGGCGAGCAGCTCGTCGATCACGCATCAGCCTCTCCGCCTTCGGGGCGGATCTCCGCCTCGCGGTGAAGCAGCTCGAGCACGGTCACCGGCCGGCCCTCGGTCTCCGAGCGCGACTTCGCGAGGAGGGCGAACAGATCGCGGAGCCGCTGGCGCGCGGTACCCAAGTCCGGCTCCGTCTCCTGGGCGGGGATCTGCTTGTCCCAGTCCAGGATGTTCCGGGCCTGAAGCGCCAACGCATTCACGGACCCCGCCCATCGCCCACTCTTCTGGCCCCGGGATCGGATCGCCCGCCGCAGCTCGAGCTCGTACTTGGCGTGGCCGATCGCGATCTCGCGACGGAACCGCGCCAGCTCCGCCTGGTTGAGCAGCGCCGACTCCGGGATGTCGAGGCCCCGGATGATCGTCTCCTCGGGGGACCCAAAGGACGCGGCCTCGCGCACGGCCCCCCAGTCGATGGCAGGCCTCGGCGGCGCTGGAGCCTTCGCGCGCTTCGGGTGCTTGGGCTTGCGCCCTGCGCCTGGCCGCCGGCCTCCGCGAGGCACTCAAGCCGCCCCCGCGGGCTTTGATTTCGGCCCGCTATGTCGCTTTTTGGGGGTCATGAGTTTTCGAGGACGCGGGCTCGTAGGCGGGGGGTCAATTCGCCCGATAAAAGTACCCCTGGGGTCTCGACGCCGGCCCGCTCGTCCTCTCATTGCTTGTGCACACGCCATACGATGGGCGCGCCCTGAGGGTAGAAGAGGACCTTGGTCCCGTTGGTCACCTTCCAGTGGGCGGTGTAGGGCGACCTCGCCGCCACGAAGTCAGTGGGGTCTGGAATGTACTTGGGCTTGCTCAAGGCGGCGGTTTCCCACGAGACGTCTCCTACAACATCGACCGTTAGGCCCGCCTGGTCCTTGAGGACGATGTCGATCGACATTCCGGTCGCATCGAAGGGTAAGCCGTTATCAAGTAGCTGGTAGATGATGTCCCCGGTGTAGCCCTCGGTGTAGTTTTCGCTGATCGTGCTCATGACGAGCGCTCCGTGGTGCGAGAGGGGACCAGGCTCTTAAGGCTGGATCCGTGGATTGACGGACTCGCGACCCACTTGTCGCGCAGCCACTCGAAAAGTCCGGTGCGATCGGCCGGATCGCTGAAGCCGTTGTTATAGAGGCACACCTCGCCCACATCGGCGTCGAGGTAGTCCGTGGAGCCGGACGTGGACTTGCCTATCGTGAGGACCCCGACCAGGCTGCCGGTGTTCCCGCTCGGCGCGCTGACCTCGGGTCCGTTGTTCACGCTGCAATAGAGATTCCCGCCCTGGTGACGGATCATCACCACGCTCGGGAGGGGGCCGGAGATGGTCAGCGGGCCAGCAGTATCGGAGTTGCCGTCCCAGTTGAAGGCCCAGGCGACAGGGCCTGCCTTGATGAACATGCCCATGAACCCGATTCGGTCCCCGAAGACGCAGTCGTTGAGCCACATGCTGGCCTGGCTGCTACCGCTTTGAGGCGCCACGACCGCGACGATGGTGAAGAGGTTGTTCGCGACCATCGCTCCGATCTGAGTCGTGGACTGCATCTCGTCGTCAACGCCGTCGAAGCGCACAATGGGGAGATGGTTCCAGACATCGGCCTTGAACGTGGCCCGCTTCCCTGCGGTGATCTGGGTCATCGCCACCGAAGACGTGACGGCGCTCGAGGCCCAGCTCGCAACCGGGTCGTTGTCGCTGAGGCTCAGGGCGTCAGCCTTGAGCCAGTAGTTCAGTCCGGCGTAGGTGTCTGGCGCGCTCACGTCTTCCTCGTGGCCACCGCCGTGCGGACGGTGGCCATGGACCGAACGGTCCCGATTCCGGTGAGGGTGACCCCGCCCCCACCCCCGGGGATGAACAGTGTCCCGAGAGTCGTGAGCCCGTTAGCCACGACCGCGAGGATCTTGCCGACCGCCTTGAGCAGGGTAGAGCTTGCGGTGGCGGTGGCCACCAGAGTCTTGCCCACGGCCCGCTGCATACTTCCCGCCCCTGTCCCGCTAGCGGAAACGAGCTTCTCGATCTGGCGGACCACGGTGGGCAGGCCCGAGGCCGTGACTGTCATGGTCATTCCGAAGGCCAGGCCCTTGACCAACGTGGCGGTCCCCGTGCCCCCGGCCGCGAGAGTCTTGGTCGCCTGCTTGAGCATGGAAGCCGCGGCCACGCTCGACGCGGACAGCGCCTTCGCACATGCCTTCTGGGTCGTGGCGCTTGCTGTTGAGACCGCGGCCAGGACCTTGCCCGCCTGCCTGACCATGGCTGCGGTGCCCGTCCCGGCCGCCGTCATCGTGACGATGAACTGGAGCCCCTTCTCGATCGTCGCCGTCCCGGTGGCCGTGATCGTGGCGAGGATTTTCCCGACACTCCGGACCATCGACGCGGTACCCGTGACCGAGGCCGAGACGAGCTTCCCCGCCGACCGCACCATCGTGGTCGCGGTCGTGCTCGAGGCCGACATGAGTTTTCCAGCCTGACGCACCACGGTAGCCGTCCCAGTCGCCACGGCGCTCAAGGTTCGCGCGAAGATCAGGCTGCTCGAAAGGGTCGCCGTACCAGCACCAGACGCGGCGAGCGCCTTGCCCACGGACTTGAGCGTGGATGCCGCGGCCGACGACGCTGCGCTCATGGCCTTGCCGGCCTGCCTGATCATTGTGGGCGTGCCGGTTCCACTCGCGTTCACCAGTTTGCCGGAGGACCGCACCATCGTGGAAGTTGCGGTGGAAGTGGCAGTCACGGACTGGTTGAAGGTGGTACCGCCGGCGGCCAGCTCCATCGAGATGGCAACAAGGGTGTGATAGCTGTGCGAGTAGTTCGGCGTGACGTCTACGCCTTCCTGGAGATCCCAGTCGATGTCAGCGGTTCCGGAGTTGAGGCTCGCGATCCCGAATTGACAGACCCCGTGCTTGTCGGCCGCGCCGTGGCCGTAGGCGCCGCCGCCGTCTCCCATCCCGGCTTCGGGCCAATCGGAGCCACCGACCTGAATCCGACTGAAGGGGTTCTTGGTCGCTTCCTGGTACGAATCGGAGACGCTCTCTGCGAAGATGAGGTGATCGCCGGTCGCCGTCACCGGGTGCGACGGAACGCCCGCAGCCTCCTGGTAGGTAGCGGTAGCCGTGTGGGTAATGGTAGAGGTGCTCTGCACGCCGCTGTGATCGACGAACGCGTCCAGGCGGAGGGCAAACACCTTCGTCATGTCCACGTCGTGCGTGGTCGCCGTGTCCGTCCGGAAACGCGTGCGCTCGACGCGGTCCGAGGCTACGTCCGCGATGTACCGGGAAACCAGGGTGTTGCGCTCCTCGGCTACGTCTTCCCCCTCCCACTGGAGCTCGCCGACGTCAGAGCCGCCATCGCTGAGCGCGTGGAGGAGGTCGGCCGACGTGGAGTCAATCAGCCAGTGGACGCACGAGAGCACAAGCCAATCGGAGTTCGCGCTGCCCGGAAGCGTGACGGTTGCTCCGGTGGTGTCGTATGAAGTCGGCGCGTCGCCGCTATCGGTTTGCTCGTTGTACTTGTAGTCGTCCGCCCCGAGGCCCGTGAGCTTGAGGACGACGACGCTGAAGTCGGTGACCCGCGCGGTGTTCGTCCCGCCGACTGCGGTCAGCGCGAAGTAGATGTTCTCGTCCGTGACCAGGGTGTGCTTGTGGAACCACCCGTAGTGGTGTCCCCGCGTCGCCGTCGTCGACTGACCCTCGATCGTGGAGACCGAGTCCGCCCACTGCGTGCGTCCCGCGAACGTCGTCCCGCGGCCCGCCGCGTAGGTCAAGAGGCCATTCGCGCTGTCGATGTTGAGCGCCGCCCTGACGAGGATGAGCACCTCGTCGCCGTTGGCGAAGCCCGCCCCCGTCAGATCCGACCAGTTGACGGTATGCTGCGTCACCTCCACCGCGGACGTCGAGGTGGTAGTGCGCTGCGTCGCGTCGCGACGGCCGAAGTGGACGAGAGCGGCCAATGTTTCCCCCCGCCTATCAGGCGAAGGCCACTTTCATCGTGAACGCGATCGAGTCGTTTGTTGCCAGGTTGATCGTCGCGAAGTCGCCCTTCATGAGCATGTTCCCGGCGGAGGACGCATCGAAGAGTCCGGCGTTCGTGATGGCGCGGGTTGCGGTGGCCGTGATCGTCCCGAGTACTTGGTAGGTGTCGTTGGTCACGGTCGTGGTCTGCTGTGAACTGGTGCCGCTGGTGCGGGCCTCCGCACTCTCCGTAAAGAGCGTGGTGTCCGTGGCGGCAGCAGTCCCGGCGCCGGTTCCCCAGGCAACGAACAGCGGCTCGGTGCCGGCACCCTTGATACGGTTGGTCGTGATTGCCTTGCCTGCGTTCGTATAGACCGTCGCGCCGAACATCAGCAGGAGGGCGAGAAAAAGAAGGGTGCTCATTTGCCTTGCCTCCACATGCGTCCGAGCACGTACCAGATGCGTCGGAGCGGGTTCCTGTGCCAGTAGCTGACGACGCCGAGTTCCTCGCGCGTCCCGTTGGCGCGGATCACGGTTGCCTCGATCTGCGCGCTGACGACCCTACCACTGCCGATTGCTTCCATTAGGTCCTCCCCCCGTCCTCCGCCTTCGGCGTGCCCCGCATGTACGCCGCGAGGCCGAGGCTCAGCGCCGTGGTGGCCAGCGTCGGAAGCTGCTGGAGGAACGTGGTCCCGCAAGCCCCATCGATCCACCCGCGGGCCCCGCTGTATGCGAGGGCGACGGTTCCGACGAACGAGCCCACGCCCGCTGCCGTTGCCTTGCCGGCGGACTGGCTCTTGCGCCCCGAGAGGACCGCGGCGATCGCGGCTCCACCGAGGGCCACGACCCCGGTGGAGCTGAAGAGCGCGGGGCACGCGGCCGACACGTAAGCCACGACCGGCGGAGCGACCACGAGCACGAACCGCTTCACGGCGACCGGAATCCCATTGAGCACGGCTTCCTCCTTGAACCTCTTCAGAGCGCCCTTCGCGCGCCGGTAGAGCTTGTAGTCGCCGATGATGCCCACGGACTCACTTGTCTGACGCCGGACGTGCGGAAGGCCCTGGGCCCACCAGCTTGAGGCCGTCTTGCACCCGCTTCACGTTGTCGATCGTCACGGCGACCTGCTCCAGGCGGAAGGACAACGCCTTCGTTGCGGCCTTCAGCTCCGCCGAGATTTCGGTGAGCAACTTCATCTCGTCCTTCGCGTCGTCATCCAGCACCGCGAGGCGGTCCAGAACATCACCCCGGAAGTCCGCCATCCGCGTGCCTTCACGTTCGAGCGTTTCTACTCGAGCGGTCAAAGCCAGTGCGTCCTTTCGCATCTCGGCCGTGTTTCTCCGCAGATCATGCCGGATCTCTTCGGTGTCCTTTTCCAGGTTCTGCCGTAGCGCGAAGAGATCGCTGTGCAACCGCGCGATTCCGCCACCGCCGAAGCTGCGGACGAGGAGCCAGCAGATCCCGGCAATCTCGAGAGCCTCGAAGGCCCACCGTGTCCATTCGTTCATCAGCCCTCGGTTCCGGGGTCAAGGATGATCACGTCCCTTGCGAGTAGGTTCTCAATGCGCTCTCGCCCCCGTGGACGCTTCGGGGACCCCTCTCGACGCCAAAGGGCCTCTCTGTACGGGTCAAGCTCGTCGATCGCCAATCGTCGGAGCGAGTCCACGTCTCCCCTCTCAACGGCACGGATCACGCGGCGCATCCAATCACAAAGGATCCGGTCTCTATTGACAGAGACCAGGAACGCGCGCTGAAGACGATCGTGGCTCATCTCCAGCCGACGGATGCGACTCGGCCCGCGCTTGCGGATCCACCACCCGAAGAGGGCGAAGGCCGCGACGGCCAGAGCGCCCCCGGCTTTCGCGAGCTCGAGCTGGACTTCCGGGGTCAATTCCGTCTCGCATAGAAGCCCGCGCTCGCGTCGGCGATGGGGTTGTCGGTGGTCGTGCCAGCGGGGGGCACCGCGTTTGCCTTGCTCTCGCGGGGCGTGGCCTGCTGCTTCTCCGAATGCTCGCGCCACCAGCGAGCGATCCCCTCTCGTAGCCACGGCGTGGCCATCACGGACGCGGAGAGCGTGGCCCCCACGAGAATGCCCACGACGATCAAGCAGGCAGCCCAGTAGAGCAGCCACCGGCAGAGCATCGTGGCTGCCCCGGCGAGTCCGGCCAACGCGTCCCAGAGAGCCGCCGTCACGCGCGCACCGTACGACGCCCGCCGGAGAGCCTGACCGCGCGTCTGGCTGCCGGCGGGCCGGAAGGTAGCCCGGCTTTACGGGCGGCGGGATGCTGGGGCGAGAGTGCGCCGGCTCCGCACCATTCGGTTGCCGGCGAAGGGGAATCGTAAGTAACTGTGGAAGCGGTGTACTGTCCCGTGAGCCCGTCGACGCACACCGTTGAGCACCAGTAGCACTTTCCATCGCCATCGTAGTGATCTGGACGGGCGCGACCAGCGAGAGAGACGCAGACCCTCAGGCCGGCGAATGGTGCGAAGCTGTCGTCTGGCAACTCTGGCAGGCGTGGGACGCAGCGACGCAACGGCGCGCGCACTTGCTCCGAAGAGACTGTCCCTTCGGTCTCAGGCGCCGTGGTGCTCACTGACGCAGGTCCTGAGCGAGCCGTTGAAGGAACGCGTCGTCGTCCAGGGTCCGCGCGTTGACCGCGCCCACGAACGGGATGACTCGGTCCGCCAGCTCGGACGCAGGCCACGTCTGCACCCGCGCCGCGGGCGGGATGAGCAGCGGCGCCGGTAGAGTCGAGCGGAGATCGGTTGTCACGGCGGGCGGGGTCACGTTGTCGAGCGCGTACGTCTGAGTCGCCCCGTCGTCGCCGCGGCCCGGGCTGGTCCCGTAGACCACGGCCCACGTCGTGCGCGAGCTGGGGCCCGCGAGCCAGACGTTGCCGACCACGTTAGCAGAGACGAACCCCTCGCCTGAGTCGGCGCGGAAGCGCGTCCCTGCGATGCCCCAGTAGGCGACGATGTTATTGACGAGGTCGAGGAGCTGCGTCGGCATCCTGACCTGGGGGTTGCGCTCCTCTCCGGAGTAGACGTTGTGGGCTACGGTGAGCCTCGCCTTGACCGCGCTCGCGCTCGGCCCGCTGATCGACTGGACCTTGTTCCCGCGGAAGACGTTCCATGTCAGGCTCACGTCCTCCACTGCGCCGTGCACGTCGAAGGCCGAGTCCGCGCCGTCGCGAGGGGCGAACGTGCAATGGTCGACCACCACGCGCGACAGCTTGCGGTCCGGGTTCGTGTCCGCGTCGATCAGGGCGGCGTAGTGCTCGGCGAAGCGGATGCCCCGAAGAATGGTGTCGTCAGCGCCGGCCGTGATGATGAAGTGCCGCCCGCCTTCCCCGCTCCCCGCGAGCCCCGAGAAGTCGAGCGTGATGCCAGGCGGGGCAACCCCGGTAGCATCGACCGTCAGGAACGGTGACCTCACGATGATCGGCGACAGCACGTTGATGGTTCCACCTGCCAGTGGGGCTCCGGAGAACACGGCCCTCCGGATGCCGCTCCCCTCGAAGCACGAGCGCAAGGACCCGAAGCCGGAGTCATGGAGCCCATTCACGGGGCATCCGGCCTGGTCGCTGTTGCCCCCGTTGGTGACCGCGCCGAAGCCTTCGAGCCCGTTCGAGGGCGGCGGAGGCGTCGGGCTCGGGGAAGGCGTCTGGCTCGCGCATGGGGTCGCCGGCTGCGTCTCGGTCCGGCTGCAGGTCGTGCCGCTCAGTGTCCAGCCGGTGGGGCAGCAATACGTCACCGGCGATGGCGTAGGGGACGGGCTCGGGCTGGGCGTTGGTGTCGGTGACGGCGTGGGACTGGGTGAAGGCGACGGAGTAGGTGTAGGCGTCGGGCTCGGAGTAGGGCTGGGTGAAGGCGTGGGGCTCGGCAAGGGCGTAGGCGACGGCTGCGGTCCCCAGATCATCCCGGGATACGCGGGAAGCGCGGGCATCCAAGGGTTCACCGCGCGGAAGCGCTCCCACATTGTTCGATAGCGCTCCCATGGCCGGCCACCGGTCGGAGGAGTTAGGTCCACCGTCCCTGGGTAAGCCGTGGCCTGGACGTTCGTCCCGCCCGCCACGGCGCCGTTGACGCGGATCCCCTGGCCGGCAGGGTGGCCATAGTCGCGGTTGTTCGTGACCGTCCACGCGCCCGCGAACTCCATCCCCTTGTTCTTTCCCGACTCGCACATCGGGTCGGAACCCCACCCGAGATTCCCCTCGGCCACGCATCCCGAAGGGCACGAGCGCAGCGTCTTGATGACGCGGCACCCCACCGGGCCGTTGCGCGCGCCCACGTTCGCCTCGATCCGGCTCTGCGTTACGCTTACGTCGATGTTATCGTCCGCGTTGTCGATACCGATATTCGCGTAGAGCACAGTGCCCGCGCAGCCGTTGGACGAGCGCCCGTCGCTGCAATACTTCGAGGCCCCGAAGGCGTCGCTGTTCCCGCCGCCGTCAGGATCTCCGGGGATCGAAGGCACCTTGACCCACGCCGATCCGTTCCAGTAGCGGCCGCTGTGGTGCCCGAAGTTGTGGCGGTATATGTTCCCGGTCGCGGTCGCCGTGGACGAGGCGGGGCTGACTCCGCCGCCGCCGCCGTGGATGGAGTTCGAGACCTCGTTCCACTCGACCACGTTCCCCGCGCCCGAGATCCCGAAGCCGCTGCTGAAGCTGTCCGTGATGTAGTTGCCCCGGAGGATGTTCCCGTTTCCACTGATTGCCACGCTCCCGGTTCCGGCTCGGGTCAGGTCGCAACCGTCAACCACGTTGCTCGAGCCCGTGATGGCGAGGATGACCGACCGCTCACCGGAGGGCCCCGAGTTGGTCATGTCCGCGGTGTCCCAGGCATTGGCGGTCCGCCGGCCTCGGAGCAAGACGCCCGGCTCGCACAGGATGGTCAGGCCCGAGCGTGAGAGCGTGATGAAGTGCGCGTACACACCCCCGCCGCTCGGCTGCTGGTACACCCCCGGCTTGATGACGATGGTGGCTCCGGCCGGCGCCGTGTCGATGGCCG